GTAAAATATTATCACCCTGATGTGAATGATTCTGAAAATGCTGGAGAAATGCTGAAACTAATTAATAACGCATATTCAGTATTACAAAGTATGTTTTGATTTTATTAGATTTTAGCACACACCATTTAATTATTTGTTTTACACACATGTCTTACATTTTCTTACTTATTTTAACACATCACCTATTTCTCTTGACATCAATCATCCAACTTGCTATAGTGAATGTATGGCAAATATTAAAACGAAAAATGGAAAAACATTTTATGAAGTAAAAAGATTTAGTCTTGAAGCTCAATTTAAGTCCAAAAAAGTAAATTGGAATACAAAACATTATTGGAGATCGATTAATAAAAGAGTAGATTTTTATATTGCAAAAGAACACGAAATTACATGGACTGCTGATTGGAAGATGATAGATCCAAATGTTATATATGCTGAAACTGCACTTAAATTTATTTACAATATGTATATTATTTTAACTAGTAAACTTGATAGAAAATTAAATCATCCATTTTTTTCAAAAAATGAATGTGAAAGATATGTAGATTCATTAGGATTATATAGTCTAGAGCTTCACGAAAAATATGATAATTATGATCGCTATAAAAATTATTTGAAAAGGAAATATGATAACAAACTTCATAAAGAAGATTTTATTAAAAATTTTATGGACATTTTAAATGTTAGCGATCAGTTTTGTATGTTTTTGCCTTATCCAATAACTCATTGCCCTGATATTAATTTCAAAACACACAAATTTCATAATATTGCTATTGGAATAGCGAAAAAATTACGCCATTATATGAGCGCGATATATAATGCTGCAAATCAAATTCATGAGAAGACATGTGGTGAGTTTGAATTAAATTTTGATTTGGATATTGTTGATAATCAAAATATTAAAGCATTTAAAAATTCAAATAAAACTCAAGAAGAAATTAATACATTCATCATAGATATGATGTTGAATGATAATAATTTCCCTATAAAATATAAGACTCAAATTAAACTTTGGCAAATGAAAATGCCTTGGTCTAATACTTCAAAATTTTCTAATACGGAAATTATCAATAAATTATATGAAAATTCTAATGATTATAAATTAGTATTATTTGGAAAAAATATTGAATTTAATGTTCAATTGGCTTATGACACTATGTATAGTGAAGATGACGAAGAGGCAAAAAATAGTCCATGCAATCAACCGGGAATTAATGGTAATTTTAATTTTATGGTTGTAGAGCAATATGAAAGAGAAAATGAAGAAGAGTGGAATACTACAAATAAAATAAAAATATTTGATATCAATGCAGTTGAAGTATTTGATAACATGTATTCATCATATAATAGATATGGTAAATTTGTCAAATATATTTCATCACATGTAGAAAAATATAATTTTAATAATATTGATGAAATTACAAAAAATTATCATGATTATTTTCTAAAAGAACTTCTTCAATATAAGAATTTCAAAGAAGCTTATGGTATGTATAATAAAAATGAAAGTAAAAATGAAGAGTGGAATAAGGCTGAACAAGAAAAACGAAATAATGAAAGGATGAACAAAAAAACTCAATCAGAAAAAAAATCTAATAATACTAATAATCAAAAGAATGAATCAAAACAAAATTCATCACAATCTAAGTCTAAAAATAAAAATCAGGATAATATTACTAACTATCTTCTTATTTTACGTTTAGACAAACTTACTACTAAAGAAGATCTATCTAAACATTATAAGGAGCTAGTAAAGTATTATCATCCTGATGTAAATAATTCTGAAAATGCTGGTGAGATGCTAAAACTAATTAATAATGCATACTCAGTATTACAAAGTATGTTTTGATTTGATTAGATTTTCGGCAATCTTTAATAATCTATCACTTCCTTGTTGATCATAGCTTTCCATTTTTTCAGATTGTTTTAGAATATATGACACTATTTTGTTTGTTGGATAATTGTTTGCTACAAGATATTTTAATGTATTTAAGAATATTTGATTAGCTTCCTTATTTTGTTCTTTGCTTTTTTGATCTTGAACAAATTTTCTTATTAATTTTTCAATTATTCTTCTTACATAATCATCTGCTTGTAACTCATAATAACGTGGAGATGTAAACAATTGTAATATTTTACTTTCAGTTATATCTCTAACGTCTTGAATTCTTTTTTCAATAGGATCGTGCATATAATCTATATCTTTGTATGTTGATAATATTTCAGATGCAGCATCATATATAGCTTCAAATGTATGTTTAAAATTAGCAGGACCTTTTTTTGACATTAATATTTTTTGTAACTCTTCTAATGATATTGTTTTATTTTCCATTTTTTGTTTTAAAGATTTTCTAATATTGTCTTTATATAGTTCAATATTTCTATCTAAATTTTTGTCATTAGGTCTGTTGAGTATAGGTGATGCAATTTGTAATGTTTCAATATCTTTTGAAGTTAATGGTTTATCAAAAGTCATATTTCCAATATGTATTGATTTGAATTCTTTTTTAGGTTGTTCTTGAACTTTTTCTTGTTCCTTAATTTCTTGAACGGTATCATTAGTTGGAAGTTCTATAGAAAGTTCTTGTAATAAAAGATCTTTTTCTTGATTTAATACTTCTACTTCTTTTTTTGTCGCATTAATAATTTCAGATACATCATTTAATGTTGTCTTTACGACTTCTTTTTGTGTTTGATCTAATGGTAAATTTTCTAACTTTTGATTTATAGATTGTTTCATTTCTGGTAGATTTGAATTTTCGTCTTCTTTTATTATTTCTGAGATAACTGAATTAACAGCAGTTTCAGGAACCTTGGTTTTTAGATCATTAATTTTATCATTAGTTATTGTTTTACATTTATTTTCTATATCTTTAATTTTTTGTTCTTTGAATTTGATTTTCTCTGCTTTTTCTTTGTGTGATTTTTTAGCTTCTTCTGGAGCAATTTTATTTGCTTGTTGAGCCACATCTTTTTCAATTTTATTAAGTTCTTTTTCAATATCTTCTGATGTATTAATTGGTTCTTCTTTATTTTCTTGTTTGTTTTCCTGTGATTGTTGTTCTTTTGTTTGTTCTTGTTCTGTTTTTGTATCCTCTGTATATTCTGATTTTTCTGAACTTGTATTATCTTGTTCTGGTTGAGATGTATATTCGGTTGAATTATTATATGTATTATTTGTTGTATTTTCGTTTGATTGTGAATATTTATCAGAATCATCATTTCGTGGTCTAACTACAAAATTAAAATGACTTGCGTCTTCTAATTGAAATACCCTTGATTTTGGCAAAACCTCTGCGTTTTTTTCCCAACCATCGACATAATTAAATACTGATTTTAAATATTGTGAAAATCGCAATACAATATTTTTATCTTCAATAGTTTTACACTTTGTTTCATTGCTTTTATTTGTTACTTTTAAATAATAATCTTTCCATTCTTCAAATGAATCTGGAAATGTAAACAATATTTTAGCGCCTTTAACTTCATAAATTAATTTAAAAATTGTATCTTTTAAATTTTCAGATGTAATATCAGTTTCTTTATATATTAAATCTTTATATTCATTAAATAGTTTCTTTTTTTGAGAATTTATATCAGATATATGTTTTAACGCCTCTTTAATTGGTTTTATTTCATCATCTTCTGCTTTTTCTTTTTTATAACTATCAATATAGTCTTTCATAGTATCGTGATAATATGTTTTATATCCATCTGCAAAGTCTTCAAACTTAGCTTTATATTTTTCTATTGCAGCTTTATAATTTACAATCTTTTTAGATACTCTGGCTTCTGACATAATATCTAATTGTGTTTTTAGATCTTCAAATAAATCTTCTGCCGAAGATAATATACTTTTTGAATTATCTTTTAATATAGAGATTTTGTTGCCATGAATGTTTTCTAAAACATTCATTAATCTTCTGTGTTTTATCCAATCAAATAGACCTGATTGTTTTAATAATTCATTGTTATGATATCTAGATGCTTGTTGAAATATTTCTGCTATATTATTTGTGTTAAATTCTTCATTATCTTCTGCGTTAGATAATTCATTTAATGTTTCAATGTCATCAGCGTTAGAAAATTCACTTACAGTTTTATCAATTTCTTTAACCGCATCTTCAGACATATCATGATTCATTGGTAAATATCTGACAGGGAAATCTATTTGTGTGATTTTATCAAGTTCTGTTTTAATGTCTTTTGCGATAGTATAAAAACTATTAATTGCAGAAAAAAACTGCATATATTTTTGTTGGTTTAAATATTTGTTTGCATTTTTTAAATGGAGTTTTGCTTCTTGCGCTTTAGATCTTGCTATATCATCTTGATCTTTAAGCGCCTTCATTTTTGTTTTAATTTCTTTACCACCAGGCGTAATATTTAATAATAAATCTTTGGCTGCTTCTGTGGTATTTTCTTTTAACTTATCCAATAATCTCATGCGTTGCGCAATTTTATGATCCATTTTAACCTGCAAAAGTTATAAAATTAACAAATATCTACAAGAAATACTAAACTATGTATTGATTGCGAAATATAATTACATTGGCATACTTGGAGGTGGAGGAGGTGATCCTGAATCCATTCCTGGCAATGGCGGCATTCCTCCGCTATCTCCTCCTGATGGTGCTCCACTTCCACCACCACCTATTGAACTTGGATCTTCTCCTGGCAATGGAGCAGGAGTTAATTCCGGAATTTCTTTATCATCTGTTAATGCTCTAAGTTCATTTAGAGGAATTTGTTTTAATGATTCCTCTTCTTTTGCGACTATTGCGGCTTGAATTCTTTCTTGTCGCATTTTTCGTTTTTCTTCTTCGTAATCTAATCCCAAAGATCTGTAGACTGTCTGCAAAGATGAAGCTTTTTTATCCAATAATCCAACTAGAGATTGTATATGATCATTCGTATCAAATAGACTCATATGATTCCAGTCAATATCAGGCACTATTAGATTTTTTGTCTTGTTACTAAATTCATAATATCCGCGTAACTTTGCAATTGGTGTGAATATCTTTCTTCTTAGCCATTGTCTCATCATATTTCTAAATGTCATGTATCTTTGTCTTAGCACATCTACTGAAACTCCTGCATTTGCATAAGTAATATCTGCGCCACCATCAATTACTGTCGATGGAACTAATAACCCTGTATATATTTCTTTGATGATTTGTTGCAATTTAGCTGTTGTATCGTAAATTCCGCTTCCAGCTCCAACACGTTCTATTGTCACACCTTCATGAGTAAATATTTTGAAGTCTTTATCATATTGCCCTTGTGCAAATATATCTTTCCAATGTTCTAGATCTGCTGGAGTTGGTTTGTAATCTCCAGATCCGATTTTAACTATTGTCAATGGATTTACCATATTATCTGCTTGTGCGTAATCACATTCGCGATATTTATCCATTAACATCAAATGTCTGAAAATAGTTACAGGCAATCCTGTTCCACGAATTTCGTAAGGGCTAATTCTCCTTGCAAGATGGCTAATATAAAAATTATCTAATGGAATATTTTCTCCACGTTTAACACATTGTACTATATTATCATCTAATAGCTTTCTATCTTCTACATCTCTTGGATTATTTGATTTTACCAAACGTTTTAAATTCTCATCTGGTTTTAACATGATTAAAGGTTCGCTTTGAATCACTGATCGTTTGACTGTAATATAATCTGGATTTTGTATTACAAGTCTTTCCCATTTAAAATTCACTTCATCCAATTGCGCATATACAAAGGCTTCTCCTAAAAGCCAATATTCTTGACTAATTTGAGCGCAGATATTTTCCAATTCAATATCTTCAATCATATCCATAAATTCTTGTTCAATTTTCTTGTCTTTACATTTGATATTTAGTGAGCTAATTGGATATGTTGCATGTAAATTAATTGCGTTGTGTACTATTGGATTTAATGCGAAAAAAGATCTACTCCATGCATTTACAGTAGCTCGATCTCTTGGTAAAGATAAATTTGAATTAAGCCATAAAGGGGAATAAATATCTGGAGATTGATATTCTACAGTTCCAGCTCCAGCCCAACCAGAATTTAATGGTTGAGTATCTGCTTTTTTACTTAGTCCAACTAAATTTCCAGCAGCAGAAATGGAATTATCAGGAGAAGTTTGTAACATTTGTTGTCTATATACTGAAAGCTGACTGGAATTATTTCCAGCTCCGGTTCCAATCACTTTACCATCTTTATATAAACCTTTTGAAGTTTCACTTTCTAATGAGGCTCTTCTATATTCAGATACACTTTTTACCATATTATTTGTTACAGTTGGTATTTGCGATCTTTTATTTAAATATTCTTCTGATTTGCTCATAAAATTCCTAAAATATCAATACGTATTTGAAAATATTATCTTCAAATAATATATCAAGATAAGCTATATTATATGTATTATCTTTTTCTTACAAAATACCCACCAGTAACTAAAGGCTTTCTATCTCTATTATGTTCATGTAATAATGGATTATTTATTTTAAATCCATCTGTAATTTTAAATCTATATGCAAGATATGCGTTGATCAAAGCCATGAAGCCGTCATTATTCCCAGCTTTAACATAGTGCATAGCAACTTCACCTGTTTGATTTGATTTTGTTGCTTTAATATCCATATTCACACAATGTTGCATTAACCAATCTATTTGCTCATAAGATCCTAATGGAAAACGAATTTGACCTTTTTTGATTTGATCGTACATATCTGCAATATAATGATCTCGTTCAAAATTTATTAACTTTGGAAATACATTGTCTTGATATTTAATGTGTCCAATAATTTTTCCCATAGCTTGTGAAGATAAAAATCTACTTCCGAATTCAGTCTGCATAATTTCATTTAGATCATTTGCATATCCAATGTCGCACACTCCTAATGAAATATTATATTGTTTCATTATTTGCGCTATTATACTTTTTTTACTTTGTAGATCGTTCTTTTTAAACTTTGTAGCAAAAATTATATTTAATAAATTTGGACCTATTTCTTGTAATACGACTGCCGTACTATAGCTTTGTCCTTGAGCTCCTGATTTTTTACTATCTAATAATTGTTCTAGATCTGATTTCTTACCTATGTCTAATCCTAGGAAAGTTTTATTTTGATCTGTTGGCAATATGGTATTTTTAAATCTTCTTGCAGGATCTCCACATGTTTCTCTGATAGTTTCAATAGATATAATTCCTGATTCTCCAGAAAAAAACTCACCTAATATTTCGTTTTGGTACATACGTTCAGTATTAATTGGATGATTTTCTGGCTTACTATCTAATATTTTTTCTTTAGAAAATTCAGGCATTAATAACTGATTTATGTGAAATCCAATGAATTTAGAATTTTCATCTTTATTTAAAGATACCCATTTACCTCTTTCAGTTGAGGCAATTTTATCTTGTTCATGTTGGCATAAAGGACATTGAATTGTAAAATCTCTTACCCATATTTTTTCCCAATCATTAGATCCTGGAGTAAAAAATGGGAAATGTTCATTGCATTTTTCACAATGTAGATAATAATATTGTTGAGAAGACATTTGCCACATTCTATGATACTCAGAAGCCTTTTGTTTTGGAGTTCCGAAATATACTTGAATACCATCTCCTGGAGCACCATATTGCGCTTTATTTAACATTTTTAATGCGTTACCTATAGCGGCTCCTGGAATATCCTGCACTTCGTCAAAAAATATGGCGTCAACAGTTTTACCACGTAATCTATCTGCATCTAAACCAGTTGATTCAATCCAAACATGATTTCCATTTAAAAATTGTTTGAAATTAATTGCGTCTCCATTTGCTGGATCAAGCAATGATTCCATATAACTTTTTTGAGTTTTTGCCTTTGCTTGTCCTGGTAATGGAATAGATTCCTTTATCATTGGATTTAATTTAGTTTTTGAATAGCTTGCTGCCATTCCTAAAGTTGGAAAAGCATGAATAATTCTCATTGCAGACTTTTCATTTTTTCCAAATAAACCAGACCCCATAAAAAACATTTCCAAAACAGCAGCCATTAAAGATCCACCAACCTGACGGCTCTTTAATAAAATTACTGGTTTACTATTTTTATCTAAGGCTTTAATACCTATATATCTATAAATATCTACGAATGGCTTATATCCATTTCCAATCAAACGAAAAGGTTTTCCATCTACTGTTAGATATTTTTGACAAAAGCTAACAGGGTCTAAATTCAATAGACCTTCTCTAAATTGAGAGAAAATATCGACTTCTTGACTTGCACTCATTTTATTTTTCTGGTTAAATATTATTTAGACGGCATACAAGATGCAAAATAATCATTATTTGAATTATTATCTCTCATATCTAATTGATTATCCATTTTTCCTGATGGCAATGATTCTCTGTTTTCTTGTAATTGTTCAGAATGTTTTTTTACTTTGGCAAAAATAAATGATCGTAAAGGTTCTTCTAAATCTGTTGAAATGTATTGTTTTAAATACGACTTAGAAAGATCATCGCTAATTACATTTGCATCTTTAGATGATTCAACTCTATTATTTATAAATGTTAAAATATCTGGATATTTTTTAAACAATGTTCTTAATGATTCTACTTGATTTGCTTTTTTTGTAGTTAGTTCTAAATAAGCTTGTAGTCCTGTTCTTTTTTGTAAATCATGAACAGCTTCTTCGACACTTGAAAATTTAGGCGTTACTCCAAGTATTTGTTGAATCAAACTATTTGTTTGTACTTGTTTTGTTTTTGCACTTTCAACAGCTTCTTTATCTAAAGTTTCAATTTTCTCAAGTTTTGAAGAATATTCTTTTAGCCAATTTGGTAAAGAAGTTTGATTTGCTGATGAAATTGATTGTCCATTATATCTATAAATATTAGCCATTTTTCAAGTCCTGTAGTATACTAATATACATATCTATAGATATATAATCTAAATTTTGTTCATCTAATAATTTATGCCAGCATTTGCCAAACATGAATTTTGCAGAATTACAGTTATGGCATAATAATTGATATTTGTCTGGATAGTTATTTCTGATTACATGTCTGTAAAAGTTATATCCCGTTCCAAATAATTCTCGTTCTTTATTACCGTCATTATTAATATGATCTAATGCCAAGTGATTATAATCATTATCTCCGCAACATGTGCACATTTTTCCGTACTTATTAATTATGCGAAGTTTTGTTTTTAATGATGATTCTTTTGATGAAAATTTTGTTTTAATTAATTCTGGTGAAATATCCTCTGAGCTATTTTTATAACACAAGATTTACATATTGGATTGTTATTGGCTTTATGGAAAATAAATTGATTGCCTTCTAATTCCTTATTACACAAATAACATAACTTATCTTCATATCTTGGAATTTGAACTATTCCAGTGTTATTTTTTGAATATGCGCAATTGTAACAAGCTAATTGATATTTTCCTTGTGGAAATTTCAACGACTTAAGTTTTTGATATGAGATAGTTTGTTTTGAATATACTTGGATTATTGTAAGAAATTGCCAAGAATTTTCTCTACAATAAACACATTCATTTCCATAGTTATCTAATATTTCTTTTTTTAATTTAATAGTTTTGATTTTGAGCATAAAAAAGCCGAGAATGTTAAAGTGTTCTCGGCTTAATATATCAATGATATTAAATTTTACGCTTTATACATTGGAGCGTATTCTTCATTATCTTCAGATTCAATGTCAAAATCTTCATTTTCAAATTCTGCATTTCTTCTGGCTGGATATCCCATATCAAAAAGTAATTGATATAATTCAGCTTGTTCTCTCATTGATAATTTATATTTATTAACTTGTTCTTCAATTACATCGTCAATATCTTTTCCTGCACTTACTAGGGCATTAATACATGTTCTAGCAATTCGTGAAATTAATAGAGGTACTGTAATAACTATTCCATCAATTTTTGTTGATTTATTAGCTTCTTTTACGATTGCATTTCCGCTAACTTCAGCAGTTTTTTTAGTCTTCTTTGTCTTTTTTGATTTCTTTGAACCATTTAGTTTATCTAAACGATCTTCTAATCGAGCGATGCCATCATCAATTTGATCTCTAATTTCTTCAATTTTATCAACATCAATAATTCCATCTAAGTCGTCTTGCATTGCATCTGAAATACAATCTTCTAACTTTTCTAGATATTTAATAGCTCTTTCAACTCCTGAAATTGATTTACCATTATGTTTCGGAATTTTGTTGAATCGATCTTGTAGCCAATCAAAAAACTTATCTAGTCCAATATCATCCCATCCCCAAGGATCTAGTTCTATTTCTTTTTCTTTTGCAGCTTGTGGTTCTTCAATTTCAACGAATTCATCTTGTTCTGCGCCAGGAATATTTCCCAATGAGAATTCAAAAGAATCATCATCTTGGTCTGTATCATGAATTTCTAAAACGACATCTTCAGAAGGCTTATCATCATAAAATACTACCATATTATCATCTGGAGTAGTAATATTTTGTAGATCATCTGCTTGATCTTCTAAATCTTTTGAAATAACAAATTGTGAACTTTTGATCATGGAAATCCTCAATAGATATACTAATATGTTAGTTATTTGACTGACTATGTTTTATTTTTGACAAAAAATGGATAAATATTATTTGTTATTGGTATTCTCTTCCACATATCCATTTTATTTATATAATATGTAGCTATGTCTGGATTAATTTCTAATGCTTTTTCAATTTTTTTAGAAATCATATCTTTAGGAACATAAGTTAAATAATATGTGTTATTTTTTACCCAATCAATAATTGGTTGATCTATTTTAAAATCAAGTTTTGCTGCAAGATAAATTAATCTAGGAATTCTAGATGGGTTATATTTTAAAGTAATATCAGGAGATAATATAGTCTTTATAATTTTATTATTTATATCTTTTATTCCTTGATTTGTGGGGTCAATAATTTTTTTAACGTCTAAAGGCATTAATAGGGAATTACATGTGAAATCTCTACTATAAGTTTCTCTTAAAATATTTGTAGGATTTTTAATTCCAATATTTAACAGTATTTTATCTATATCAGGTATAATGAAATTTGATGAAAAGTCTATTTTTAGATTGCCAATATTTATAGCTTTATGACCATCATTATTTGTTCTTATTTTGATTTTGTAATTTTCTGATAATATATCATATAATTTATCAGCAACTAAAGATATTGATTTGTCTCCATTTGTCAAATCTATATCAGTAATTTTATCTGTAATTTTATGAAGCAATTTATCACGAGGAATACCTCCACAAATATATGTTGTGGAGATATTTTCGTCTTGTGATAATTTAATTATTATATCTAGTATCTCTTTTAAAGTCATTTTTCAACCTTATTTTGTGGCAGGTTGAGGTTGAATTTCTTGTTTTGGAGCTGCTGGTGGATTTGCTACAGACTCTTGTGTTTCATTTCCTAACTCACTTTCGATATCTTCGACTTCAGGTTTTTCTTTATTTTGATTGTCTAGTTTTTTATTTTCTACCTGTTTTCTTATATTTTTTCTTTCTTTTTCTTTATCTTGTTCTTCTTGTAATTGATCTTTAATAGCTATTAATTTAGGATCAGTAATAACTTCGTTTTGATGTGTTAAATCAATGTCATTGGTTTCAATAGTACCTTGTAATTTGGATAAGATTTCTTCCAAACGAGTAAGGCAATATTGATTGGATTCCAAAGTTGATCTTGTAGCTTCTGCTAATGCAGGGAAATATGGAATCAAGCCTAGTCTATCTAACATAAGATCGATTAACGCAAATTGACGACCAACTTCTCTTGTTTTAAATATTTTAACAAGATCTTCTAGCTTATGAATGACATCTTCAACTTTAAGATTATTCATTGCGGAGTCAATGATTGCATCGAAATTTTTATGCTCAGTATCAGAAGAATTTGATTTTGTACCTTCATCAATTTCAATATTATCATCTACTTCTTGTTTTGGTGCTGTAGGGACAGGAGATGGAGTGACAGGTTTATTTTCAACAATAGGTTTTGGAGCTTCTTGCGCAAATGACATTAAGTGTGATTCAATATCTGCTTCAGAAATAATTAAATCATCTTCTGTTGAATTAATATCTTTATGTATTTTTTTTGTATCAACATCATTGTAATTATGTTGTTGTATTTTTTTATTTAATTCCTCAAAAACACCTGATGACTGATTTTGTGGAGCTTCTGGCAATGCGATTGGTTCTGGCAAAGGCGCTGGTGAAGCGGGAGGTTGTTGGGCTGGTGGGGGAGGTGCATCTACATTTTGTACATCATGTGATGTTTGTGGGATGATTGAATTATTTGGATTTTCTTCATATTGTCTTAGTAATTGATATTGAGCAAAATTATATAATATATTTGCAGATTTAACAAAACCATTTTTATTTAATGATTTTGCTTGACACATAATTAAATCTTCATATGTTTTTACAGATGATGACTTTTTATTAATCAACATGAATTTTCTCATCAATTCATGAATTATTTCCAAAAGTTTTCTTTGCTCTTCTTGTTCTTCAAAAACATGAAAAGCATCATCTGATGAAACTAATTTTTGTAATGATTGCAGTCTGCTGATTATTTTTTGTTTGACAGTTTTAATTATCTGTTGTTTTTCTTCTTCTCTCTGTTGTTGTTCATATTCTTCTTGACGTTTTGCTTCTTCTGCTTCTAGCTCTTTTTGTTTTTTAATATCTTCTTCTTCAATATCAATTATTGGATTTTCATCTATATCTACGTTCTTATTTTTTGGCAAATAATATCCAGGTGCAAGATATTGGGCTCGTGCATATTTTTTATCATTGCCTTCTTCATAAAACTTTAGCCAATTTAAAAAATTCTGTCGTTCCATATTTGTCCATCCTGCAGTTGCCTGTTGAAGAGAATTGTCGTGATTATTTCCCAATTTTTGAAGATATCTGAAATTTTTTGCAGCCATCTTCCATTTTTCAATATCTTGCTCTTTTGTCGTTGAATAAAATGAAATATTTGGATATGATATTTTGGTATAATTCGCCATGATCAATTATATACTATTAATTTGGTATGTTTTCTCGATTAACAATTATTTGGCTAAAAGTAATTTTTCAGAAATAATTTGAGCATCTACTAATCTATTTTCATAGTTGTAATTATCTTGTTTGTTTTCTGGTTTTAATTTTTTTAGCTTTTCATTTAATATATCGTAAAACTTTAAAGAAACTGAATAATCTTTTTCAGCTAAAACTTCTCTAATAGCTTCTTGAAAAATAGCTATATGTTGATCTACTGCCTGCAATGTAATATTATGTTGTATTATTTGATCTGGGGCATGATTGATTACTTTATCTGCTTTTTCTATTGCACTTGTCAATGTATTTATATATTGAATTAAAACATAATCTTTTTTGCCAATATTGGTTGGGTCATCTTGAATAGATTCGCATATTTGATCTACGCGCATTTCTAATCTTGCAAGAAGTTTTTTAGCATGAAGTTTAATATCAACTTCTGTATTGATCATTTCTTCAAGCTTTTGTCTGTATGTGGGATTGTTTTTTACAGATAATTCAATTTCCTGATCAATATTTATTTCTTCTTTTGGCGCATTTTCTAATATTTTTAATTTCGCAGTATCTGATTTTAGATCTTGATACAACGTAATATTGGTATTTTTGAAATTTTCCAATGAATTTTCTGATAATATAAACTTTTTTGTTTTAGCCAATGTGTATTTTGATTTTAATTCCTCGTGAATATCTTTTGCTGAAATTCCTGAAATTAATTTTGAAATAATGTCTTCTTTATCTGGATGATTTAAAATATCAATATCTTTGCTCATAATTTGTCTTTCTAGTATAAACACAAAAAGCCCGCAAAAGCAGGCTTAATATGTTTTGTGGTAATTGATTATTTTGAGAGTCTTTCTTCTCGTGTATCAAAAAGTCCTGGACCATCTTCTTTCTTGAAAGTTTGATTGGCTACACTAGTGCCTGGAACTACTTTGCCATCTTCTGTTTTAAATCCAGCTGAATGATCATAAACTTTTTTATCTAATGAGCACTGCCATACATCATCAGCAATTCTTTCAACGGGAACTCCGGCATGATCTGGGCAATAACGAGTGCTTAATGCTGCTTCCATTGGTCGATATTGTTTGTAAAATTTGCTTTTTTCAACTTGTTTTACAGACTCTTCAATATTATTCATTGAATCAAGACTTTTTTTTGGATTCTCATATAAATCTTTTAATGAATTAATACGATCTTCTTCTTTCTTTTTATATCTTGCAACTTCACCTTTAGGTGCTGCAAAAGTAAAAAGTAATTCATCTAATACAGAAGCTTGTTTATTTAAAAACTCATCCTGAGATTTTTCGCATATTTCAGCTAATTTAGCAATGTCTTCTAATTTTTCAGATGTAATTTGATTTGATTCAATTTCTTGAGCCTCTAATTCCGAAGCTTGTTTTTTAATAATATCAGAGCAAATGACCAATGCCTCTGCAACTTTATCTAAAAAGATATCATCATCAATATCTGATAAAATTTCATTATTTGGATTTTCTAGCCAAGAAGCAATAGCTTTTAATTTTACAGACACCATGTTAATTGCCTTTTAGAAAAATATTTTTGAAGTGGTAAATAATCCTGGATCAAATGTATTATCCATATCTTTACGATAAAGAGGAATGCAATTGCCAAATTCATCTTGAGCCACTTTATGTAGTGGTAAATTTGTATGTCCGCAAATTTCATATTTGCTATTTGGACTTTTGACGATTCGAGTACATGCGCATTTTTTAACTTCTTTTTGATTTAATACTGACATGTACTCATGTAATGCATATTTATATGCTTTTTCATTTCCTGATGAAGCTAATACATTTAATGCATCTTCTACTTTAGCGAAATTTTGTTCTTGTGCGCCTTTACGAACGATTTCTACTAATTCATCTGCTTTAACATTATATAATGATGATGCTGCGGCTAAAGCTTTTACATCTGCTTCTTTTGAAATACATGCATTATCAATATTTGATTTTGAAAAAGATTTAATTGACTTGTTAATGATAATAACTTCTGGTGACATTACATTTTCATTTGCAATTTTCACTGGAACTATGAATCCTGTAGATCCGTTATTTAGTGATACGGCATATGATACTGATTCATTATCACTTGCAAATACTGATATTTTATTTGTTTTATAACCAAATTCATTTAGCTTATTTGCGACAAGTTCTCTTCCTAGATTTACTTTCTTTTCACCAAATGAAAAATTAGCAATACCTACAGAAGAAGCCATTTTTTCAGTGAATGATTCAATTTCACTATCTTTGAATTCCGGTGTCTTTAAGCCTGTATCTGGTTCTTCATAAAAATCATGATACATAATTTGTTCACTAGCAAATACTTGATGTTGTTCTTTTTCTGCTTTCATCTTTGTTGCAGCTAGTGCAATTTTTGATAATCCAGTTGTATTTGTTAATGTATTATAAGCTGTAATTACTTGTGATGCAGTTACTTCTAGTTTTTTTCCAACAGATGACTTAATATATGAAACTAAGTTTTCTTTATTAAACATTTGCGGACCGTTATTTCCAACAAATACGGATGCTAAAGAAACTTTTCCATCTTGAATTTCTACAGGAATTAAAATATGAGTTAGACCTTTTGGAGTTTCAAATGAGGCGTTGCATAAAATCATTGAAGCATTTCCATTTTTTGCTTCAATTTTTGATGCTGTAATACCTAGCATTTGTAACTGACTCTCGCAAATTTTGGATGCCTTCTCAGCAGTTACTTCACAAAATGCTTTGGCTTCTTTTGTTCCGAATACTACATCTAGTTGTGATTTTAAAATAGGATCAGCAATTTTTTCAAAAGCTAGTGTTGTTAAATTATAGTTAGCTTCTTTCAAACTTGGAGTATATTTTACTTCAGGTTCATGAATTTCTTCGCCAAGTTCGTCATGAAATAGATTGGCAAATTTTGTATTATATGTATAAAGTTTTGTATATAAATCTTTAATATCTCTGCGTGATATTGTAAGCTGTTTAGATGCTGCCATCTTTTTCACTATTAGATTCATTTGACCAATAGTTTTATCTGATGGGAATTCTTTTGTAGCTGTTGCTAGTTTTGCTGCAAAAGCTGGCAAAAATACTTTTTCATTTTCACTAATGGTTTTTGCTAACTTATCAATACTGTTTTTTAATTCATGTATATTCATTTAGAAGTCTCTCTTTTTTAAGCAAGCTCAGGGTATTTTGCTAATACTTTTAATCTAGCAGATGGATGCATTTCCCCTAGAAGAGAGGCGACTAATTTTTTATTCTCTGCTAATTTGTTTTTTAAAGTCTTTTTAACAAGAGGGTAATCTTCTTGTGGGAGATTTAATGTATCATACGCAATTCGTACAATAGGTTCTCCGGCATAAAAAATACTAAGATTTTTTGTAGTATCATTTGCTACAACATCCCATTTACAAGAAGCAGTTTTGATATTGTCTTGCTCTTCATCATATAATGCGACTATATAATCGCCGTCATTACATGATTGAATTTGCCAAAGATGATCTAGATCGCTATCTTTAAATCGTACAATATCAAATGCCACTTTTTCAATACGATCTTTTACGTCAGCAAGTTTTACTCGCTTTGTTAATCCTTGCTCAAGTTTTGAGTAATCAATATCAAACCTAGACATTATGTGTCTCCAAAATAAATATATTTAATACCACACTGTAAATATGCAATTATTACTTCATTTGACATATATTTCTAACAAATACTATAATTCGATAATGATGTTAATATGTTTCTTCTCTTAAGTCGCTAATTTGTTTTAATATTTTCTTAATCTTTTCGTCATCTTCCATTATTTTTAATACTTTTTTCTTAATACCGCCATATACTTTTTTACTATTTTTACCATTTTTATAATCAACATTTCCATTCAAGCTTTTTGTAATAGAACTTTGATTTACATTTAACATTTTGGCAATTTCCATTTGAGTATATCCCTGGGAATATAATCTAATGACTTCTTTTTGTCTTGGTGTTAATAAACTATCAACTATTCGCCAGAATTCTTTTTTCAATTGATCTTCTAATTCCATTACCTTTTCATCATAAGCAAATGGATTTAATTTTTTATATATGGAATCATCATTACAAAAACCTTCTAACATATCATGTGAACAAGCTTGTTCTAATAAAATATATTGATATTTGTCACTTCTAGTAGGTCTTTTTTCGGGCATTTTATTTTCTCCAATTACTAATCACATAATAATATATCAAATATTATTATATTGTTTTGGAAAAAATAAAAATATACTAATATTGGTTTGCTTTGCAAATTATAATTTAAGACCTATTATTTTACTATTCCTCTCAAATAATAAAAAAGCAGACCAAAGTTAATTGATCTGCAACAAAAATTCTTCTTTTGTATTGTATTGTAAAAACTCGTCTAAGTCTTTATATTCTTGAGGCAAAGTTATTTTTTCTATATTAACATATTTTGAATATTTTTCTTTTGCCCTTTCATATCCCGTATTACCAGCCACATCATTATCAAATAATATTTTTATATTTTTTGTATATCTAGATAGTAAAGATATTTGATCAAAAGTAATATTGGATGAACCTACTGCTGCCACATTTAAAATATCATGATCATTTGCTGATATGCAATCAAATTGACCTTCAACTATAATTGCATAATTTTGCTTAATGATAGCTTCTTTTGCTTCATATAATCCAAACAAATGTTTTGTTTTATCAAACTTTGTATTTTTATATTTTGATGTTTGCAGTTCTTGATAATTTTCTAATATAGTTCTTCCGACTATTGCCACAATATCTCCATATACATTTTTATATGGCATGATTAAATTTTGATATTCTAGTACGGAAGTATAAGTTTTATTTTTTACCTTCTTTGTTTTTGTATAATTAGATCTTGATAAAGCTCCTGTCCTCTCAATATCTTCGGAATCTAAATAATCTGATATTTCGTCATATTCAATAAATTCATTTTCATATAATAAATTTGCTTTTATAAGATCTTTTTTATCAATAAAATTAGTAAGCTTATGCAAATTATTAGTATCTGGAAAATATCCAAATTGAAATCTTTCCTGAGCTTTATGAGATAGTCTGTTATTTAAATAACTCCTATACTCTTCAAGCTCAGGATGATTCTCTAATAAATTTCTACATAAGCTTACTATTTCTAAAAACATAACTTTTTCTAAGTATTAATCTGATTTTCCAATTGATTCAAAAGCGAGAATAAAATTTTGAGTAATATGAGTTAATTCTGACTTACAATTTTTACAAAATGCTTTGTGATTTTTGATCATTGGCTGATCAGTCTTTTTGCATTTCTTGCATTCAACACAAAATGGTTTTCCTTGGACATTCGCTTTTCTAACTTGTTTAGAAAAAATCATTTGTCGTTTAATAAAATCAGTCACTCCAATAATTTCTTTATTACAATCTTCACAAAAAACTTGATTTGTATCAGGATCAATAGTCGCTTCAGTTAATTTACGACAACCTTGATTATTACAACTTAACATCATAATTAATTCTCTTTTCTAATATATCAAGAAAACAAGCTTTCAACATCATCAGGATAATCTACATTAATAACAAATTTATGATTTCCTGAATTTGCCAATCCATGATTTGGAATATTTATTACATCTTTGTGTTTTGTTCGTTTCGGGATATTTACATCTACTTCTGAATATACTGTATTTGACTTTATTACAGTTCCAAATACTGCATCTTTTAATGCAATATTAATGTCAGAGATTACATCTGGACCTTCAATTCTAACATCATTATTAATATCTGTAACATTTATTTGTACAAATGCCTCTCCATATAAATCATTAAATGGAGTTGTTTGTATAAAGTTTCCTATATTTCCAAGGCGCAACATATTTGTACTTTTAACACCTGCTGGAATTCTTACATTTAGATTAACTTCTGTTTCATTTAATCCCGATCCATCACATTGTTTACATTTTGTTTTTTTAGATTGCTTTCCGGCACAATGATGACAAGTTGTTTTTGAAATAAAAGATCCTTGATGATTTGTAATTACTCCAAATCCATCACAAAAAGAACATCCGTTATGTTCTACATGAAATCCTGATGCATCACAATTTTCACATTTAACTTTTCTCTTAAAGGAAATAGATTTTGCTACACCAGTAATACTTTCTTTAAAAGTAATATCACTATTAATTACAATAGGTTGCTGATGATGTGAATACGTTTTTGATTGTGGTTTATTTGATCCATGGAAATTAATATTTGAAAATACATCATTAATATTAAATCCACCAAACGGACTGCCACCAAATCCGCTAAATGGATTCGCATTAGTGGTATTATAATTCCTATGCATGTGATCTGGATCTACATATGTTCCATCATGATAAGATTTAATTACATCATTTGCTTCATTGATCTTTTTAAATTTATCTGCTGCATTATTTTCTTTACATACATCTGGATGATATTTTTTAGCAAGTTCACGATACTTTGCTTTAACATCTTCTTTTGATGCGCCCTCATTTAGATCTAATATTTTAAATGCTTCTTTAATATTCATCGCAAAATAAATCCTAGTTATTTGATGTTATCATCTTAACCATTTAACGTAAAATGTCAATTCTTTGGAAACTTTTCAAACTTGTATAAATATGTAAGACCTACTGCTATGGCATCAGCCAGATCGTAACTTTTAGGGTCTACTGCTCCTGTTTTTTTCATATACCACGGAAAACCAATATTTAGTCTTTTTGCAACTATATCTGGAACTTCTTCTTTAGATATTTTTTTATCGAATTTAATCTGACTTCTGACTGTCATAACGCTAATGAATGTTGGGCATTTATTTAGATATTCCATACTCACTAGCCCGACCATTCGATTAAATGAAGTTAATGTTAAGATAGTTTTTGCAGAACTTCTATTTTGCATAAACTGAACTATTTCTTCTATATCTATATGATCTGGCTTTAATCTATTAAATAGATTTAATATTTCTTTTTTTGTTTTATATAAACGTTCTACTATTGAGCTACTTTTCTTATCTGGTTTAATTACGCCATATTCGTTCAATGTAATTTTATTTGTTAATTTGTCATATTCTAAAATTGACCAACCAATATTTGATGAACTTATATCAAATGATAATAACTTTGTCATACAAAACAATATAACAAAGAAAAAGGAGCCGAATATTATTTCGACTCCTTAATAAGAAAAGTTAATTTAAGTTTTCTTTAGAATGGTGCTTCTTCTGAATCAGCATTTCCAAATTCTTCATCATCATCGTTTGGTCGTTGACTAGCTTTAGGGGCAGTCTTTGTTGAAATTGATGATGTATTTACTTGTGGTGTTGATCCTGAGAGAATCTTTTCAAGACGCTCTTTGACTTTTTCTGGAGCAGGTGGTTCTGCTCGACGTTTTAGATCTTCATAGTCAAATTGTTCAATTAAAGTTTGATCTTGTAAACTAAGTGCTTTTTTAGGTTTAGCAATTACGTCATAATAACCTGTTGCTCCACCATTACGATCAACTTTGATATTAATATCATATTGATTTGGATTTCCCCAATCTTCGTCTTTTGCTAAACCTTGTAGCTTTTGAACTACTCCAAATCCAACTTCAACAATTTTAGTTGTATTTGTTTTGCGATCAATAACTCCAACATACCAACGTCGTTTGGGAGTATCACCTAGATCACATACCGGACAAGAACCTCGGCTTTTTGAGCACTGAATCCGTTTTCCGTAACCAGGGTCGCCTTCTGGCTTGTATTTGTGTTGATAAAATTGATGAGGATTTGTAAATACTCGAACAATATTATTTCCATCATTTAAAGTTAGAAAGAGATCCTTAAAGCTAATTCGTTCTTTTTTTGAACCAAAATCATCTGTCCAAGACATTTCACCGTGATTAGTATTTGCATTTGCCATTTTGTATTTTTTCTTTCTGAAATTAATGTTTAGGCTTTAAAAAGGGTATTTATTTGATGCAACATGCATATTAATTATAACCCTATATAATATATATCAAGCTAAGTTGGAAATTATTTCTTTTTGAAGATTAAGTTTTTGATTTTCTTGACTCTACTTAGCGGTATTATCAGGTCTTCATAATCTAATGCCGAAGCTGACGAAATCAAGTCCTTGTAATTCTTTATAATGTTTTCAACGTTATTTTCTCTTACCTGGAATCCAATAAACTTTATAAAGCTTCCGCTATTATCTACTTTTGGCGTGATGTAGTAATCATTAATCATACTATTTTCAGAACCTTCAACTATTACTAGATAATGTAACGGTGGAAGACTTAAATTTCCGTAAGAATTAGTTACACTAATATGTTGATCATTATTCATCAGGAGTTTCCTCGACTAATGTTGAATCTCCATCAGCCCATTCCTCTGCTGTAGATTTATCTGATTTTGTTCTCTTTAAAGGAGGTACTTTTACTCCATCAGCAGAAATTAAAATATCTAATTCTGATACTGATGAGTCTCCTTCAAATAAATGGTTCTTCTTTACTTTTGCACGAGAAATAATTCCGTGTTTATATGAAATTCCATTTTTAATTTTGAGAACATCAGATTTTCTAGATAGTTGGACAATAAGGCTGGATAGATAAAATAATTCTGTTCCACCTTTTTCAATTTGAGTAGGAGCTCCCATTCCAATACTAGAATAAGTCTGATTGATTGCTAGTACTGCAATACTATGTTCGCCAGTTTCTTTATTAACATATTTATGAATTAATTTATTAAACTTACGAACAGTATCAGAAACTTCTTTTGCTGTTACACCAGGTTGTTTTGAATATTCTTCTTCATCATCATCTGTATCTTCTTTTGAATTTACACATGCTCCAACACTATCCCAAACAATAAGGATCTTTGTATCTGGATATAATGATTTTGTTACACGAACCAAGTGAGCAATAGCTTTTGCTCCATTTAAAATGTTATTTGTTCGTACAGTAGCTAAAGAAGATGCATCTCCTTGCATATGAGTTTCAAATCTTGATTTTGAAAACTTTTCTTCAGCATCCCATAAGATTACCAAATAACCTTGATCTTGTGCAGCTTTCATAAAACACATTGCGTGTGTTGATTTTCCAGAATCTGCTTTTCCTGAAATTTGAACTATTCGTCCAAATGGAATTCCTCGCATTCCTGTCAAAGATTCCCATGTACTACCAAATGTCCAAAGAACAAAGTCTTTATCATCCGTTGGAAATTTAATAGAAGTACCTGTAGAAATTTGAGCAGCTAACCCCTTTTCAGATTTATCATATACACTCCTTGTTGAGTCTATAATTTTAGATAGATCGAAAATATTGTTAGTTGATTTTAATTTTGTTGGCTTTGAAACTGATTCTGTAATTGATTCTAAATTATTTGATGTTGATTTTGCCATTTTAACCTAATTATATTAAATAGAAATATGATTTGATCTTATTGCGAATCTTGTAATGAATATTGTTATTATCAATAATAATTTTTACTGATAAATTATCAATATTTTGTTTTATAAATTTAAAAGATAATTTTTGATAACAAGAAATATAATTCCAATTTAATTTATCCTGAAACTCTATAATAAAATCTTCTGATAATTCTTGATTAGAAGAAATATAATTCCAATCAACTTTATCTTGATATTTTCTAATAAAGTTTTCAGATAATTTTTGTCCTACAGACAACATTGTATAATCAACTTTATTTTGAAATTCTCGAATAAAATCTTCAGATAAAACTTGACAACCAGAAATCCTTACCCAATCAACTTTATCTTGAAATTCTTTAATAAATTCTTCAGACAGATTTTGATATTGAGAAATGATATACCAATCAACTTTATCTTGAAATTCTCTAATAAAGTTTTCGGATAGTTTTTGCCATTGAGATATATCATCCCAAAAAACTTTATCTTGAAACTCTCTTATAAAATCCTCTGATAAATATTGACATATCGAAATTCCGCTCCAATCATTAAAATATTTATTGACAATTTTTTGAAATGACTTATTCATCACATTATAGATTGATGTCTTTTTTAGCTCGTGCTCTGAACATAATATGTGCGTCTTTCAAAATATTCATCCAATTTTTTAACATATTCGTATGCCCATCAGAATTTGCATATTCAATTTTAGCGTTTTGAACATTCTCATCTAATACGATTTCATGAGAAATTGCAGCTTCTGTTGGTTTTTTTCCAGATGACATGATATTTACAATTTCATTATATTTTGAAGCTTGAACATTATCAATTTTTCCTTTTGCTAGTTTTGTGGAGATTTCATAATCTCGTAAAACTTTTGATAGTTCAATTTGTGTTTGTAATGTTAGAGCCGCTGCTTTATCTGCTCTTTCATTTGGGAAATCTACTTCTGTACGAATTGCAGCGATTTCATCACAGCATTTTGAGAATAATTCATTTAAAACATTTTCGGATGTTGAAGTTGAGCTTGTCATCAGTTTTTTCCTTGGTTTAGAATTTAATTACGAAAACGGTAAAGTCAAAAATTAAAAAACATTGTTATCTTATTTAACTTTACAAAACTCTTCAACTTTTTTGTGCATCAAACGCAAATGTTGACTTTGTTGAATTGCCATAATGAACATCCAAATTTCCATTGAAATATATCTAGATGAAGCAGGCTTTAAAAATATAATAATGCCGTTATCATCTGTTTCAAATAGATCTTTAAAATATTCATCACCAGAAGCAAATTGAGTTGTATATGATTTTACAATTTCTGAATACAGCGCATATTCATCTTCTGTTAAATCAATCTTCTTATTATCTATAATTCTAATAGGCATAGCTTTTCCTGATATTATGATCTTCTAAATCCGCCACGTCCACCACCAAACTGATTGCCTAAATTTTCTGCCTTCTTCATATTTTTAAGACGCTCTAGTTCAAGTCGTTCTGCTGCCGCAACAACTGATGATTGTGCAAATTGATTAGATGAATTTGCTAGCTCATTTTGGATCATTGAATATTCATCATCTTCGTCTTCTACTGAAATATCAGATTCATCTTCTATTTCTTGTTTTAAAAGCTTTTTGGCTTTATTAATCTTATCTTCATTTATTTCTGCATTTTTGAAATATTTGTTTTTTAAAGCTATACTATTTAGATCTATGGAATCATCTGTTTCAGACTTTATTTTCATTTTATTTGTATTAGTTGTTTTTCTATAAAATTCTGTTGGCTCTCCAGAACCTATTTTGATCATTTGATAATTTGAAATTAACCAACCAGCTACACCTTCAGGATCATTTGGCATTTTTAACATAGTCTCTTTTAATTCGTTTAAAAATGAATATGTATCTTCGTCCATTATAGGTTCACCGCACCCTGGACACATATTTGTTTTTAATGCATGGACATATGACGGGGGAATCTCTGCTTTACAATGTTTGCAAATCATTTGTTTTTTCCTTACAAATTAATCGTTATCTTCTTCGTCTTCTTCGGAATCTTCAGTTAGTTCATATTCATAAAATTCTTCTTCAATCTCTTCAATCAATTCCTCTACATTTTCTTTTACCTCTTCTTTGTCTTCTGATTTTGATCGTTTAGATGCAACTTTCTTTGCTTTAAGATCTGATGGTAGTTTTGGCGGATATGCAAATGTATAAAAATTTGATAAAACTATTCCAAACTCATCTTCATAAAAATTTACCGTTCCATCAAATGCAATTGCAATACCTTCTTCTAGTTTGAAATCTTTTAACTTTCTAGCTTTTGCATGAGCGTATATTTTTTGTAGATTGTCTGGGAAAATAGTTAATGAACAACGATCTCCATTAAAATCTTCAATAGTTAATTTTAACATCTCATGTCCGAGATATTTGGATGTCGCTTTTTTAATCTTGCAAGTAAATGAATCTACTATCAGTCCTTTCATATATTCTACTTTATCTTTGTCTTTTAGTTGTCGCAAAAGTTTAATGGGAACAAAATCCATATTCTTTTTAAAGAACTCATCATATGCATGTTCTTTTTTGCAAATAAAAGCTTCTCCCATATAATGTTTTTCTAGTGCATATCTTTCTGACAACTTCCATTCAGATTCGCTCTCCCAATTATATGTGAAGATATCTGTTTCTGGATTATGTTTTTTCTTCCATGCTTGAAGCTTTTTTCTATAATCAGAACAATATAAAAACATGTTTTTTCTAGACAATCCAAATATATCAAGACATCCAGATGCAGCTAAAGCTTGAATAGTATTGGCTCTAACTTTTGATGAATCTACACGGTTCATAAAATCAAAGAAATCTTTAAATGGACGTTTTTCGATAATGTCTCTTATTGCGTCATCTCCTACAAACTTCAATGCATCTAATCCCGTTAATAATTCGTTGTCAGAAATCAACTCATATGATAAATTAGATGTGTTTAAATTTGGAGGCAAGATATTTACATTATAATTACGAATTTCTTGCTTAATTCTTTCAACGTTTTTTGGTGAATCTTTTGTATTTGATTCCAATTCAGACATTAAGTTTGCCATTAAAAACTCAATCGGAAAATGAGCTTTTAGGTAGGCAGTTTGATATGAAATCATTGAATACATAATAGAGTGCGAATTTGATGTTAAAGCTCCATTAGCTAAATAATATTGATGATCAATATGATCCACTTCAAGATCGTATGTTTGCTCATTACCAACATATTCCACACTCATTATATTTGACATATTACATAATCTCCAATAAAACTTATAAAGTTTCAGTGTCTTCTTTTATTTGATACAATTCGCCAATCTTATACACACCAGGAATCTTTTCGTCAATTAATTTAAACAATTGCTCTAAACATTCTGGCTTAAATTCGTTTTTATTTTTATAAATAAATTGATCATGTGATATTCTGATTAATGTATAATCATTTTTGCTTGCATACTCATTTAACAAACTATCTCTTAATTTTGAGATCTCAAGATTATTGAATTTTTCAACATTTTTAAAATGGAAATGTCCATCAAATTCAATTAATATTTTTTCTTTGATATTTGCTATATCAACTTGCTTACGTTTTGCTTTTGATGTTTGTAAAAACATATCATCTATAATAAATTGATTTCCTTTAAACCCATCATATTTATTTGTGATAATGTTTAATAATATTTTTTCCGGTTTACTTTTGTATGTAAGCATATGATCTGTGCATTGTGATTTGAATTCTTCAGGATTATTATCTCTCCATCTTTTTAATTGCGCTGATCTTTTTTCAATAATATCAGGTCTAGCAGATGTTTTTTTTGCACGTTCAGATAATGATTTTATATATTCTGGATTTTGTTTTTGAACATTGTTGATTTCTATCATCAATTTAGATCTTCGTTCTCTTTCATCCGGATCTGACATTACTGTTTTACTAATGGTTTTGCTAAGTTTTTCCTTATATTCTGTTAAATCTTTACCTTCTCTTTGAGCTATAGTTATCCAATTTTCTCTTCCCATTCCCGCATTAGAATAACTTTTTGAAGAATTTTCGCAAATAGTTAACGATTTATAAGTTTTTTCATAATTTTTTCTATTTATATTATGCTTGGCTTTTAAATGTAACATAATTTTTTTGTTACAATATCCGCATATTTGACATTCTACATAATCTGCATTTTTTTGTAAATTTTCATATTTTGCCTTACACTTACTTGCATTAGCATTAGCATTATCTAATATCAAATATTCATTTTCGCAATATCTACAACGATACTTAACTTTTCCCTCAATATCCGATATAATGGTAACATCTGTCCAGTTTCCTTGACCCGAAATTTGTGATTCATCGTGCATTTTATTTTACTCCCATCATCTAAAGTTATTTGTACTACTCGTTGTTTTCCATGATCATGATTATTAATTACTTTGACAAAAATATTTTTCATAGTCTTTTCGTCTCGTGACATAACATAATCACCCGAAACAACATTTTTTATAGCTTTCGCTTCTTTAAAATTGCCTAGGAAATCATATGTATTAATAATTTCTAAACTTTCTAAAGATTTATTAAAACTATATGACCCGAAGTCACTTATAATGTCGTCCCAAACATGAGTTGCAAACTCTCTATCTGTTCCAAATTTTACTGCATCTTCAATAAAGTCTTCTCTTAATTTTGCAACCTTTTCTGGATTTTTGCCTTTATCTTTTGTAAGCTTTCTTAGTCCATCTGCTTTATGCAAATTCCATCCAGCAACATCTTGTGCTAGATATAGCAAAGCCTCTTCATATAAACCAAATCCATATGTGTCTCCAAAAGCTTTTTTTAATTTTTGATGAAGCGGTTCTTGTTTAATTTTGCCATTTTTAGTATCACAAAATGGTTGTCTAATTTCTTTTGATGCTGGTCTAGCTAATGAGTTGACGCAACTAATATCTTCTAATGTCTTAGGTTTAATCTTCTTGCAAAGATCAATAGTCCCGCCAGAAGTTCCTAATTGGAATACACAAAATGTATTTCCAGCAGATATTAGATCATAAGTTTTTTGATCATATTTATCTACATCAATTACTGGAACTTGTTTTCCTGCTTTTTCAATTAATTTATTTGTTGCAGTGATTAGGTCTAAAGTATTTAGACCCAAAATATCCATTTTTACTAGCCCATTTTCTTCTGCACTATTTTTTTCATATTCAACGGCAATAGAGCCATCTTTATCTACCCTAGTTGGCACTATATTTGTGAGTGGTCGTTTGGAGATAATGAATCCTCCAGCGTGAGTTGACCAAGCTCGATATTTATTTCCAATTAATTTATGTTGATCAAATTCTTTATATTGTTTTGCGTATTCAACGAATAGTGGACAATAATCGGGATTAAGTGCTTTTTCAACTTTCTTAATCTCTGCTGGAATGGAGTCTGCTGCTGAATTTCCTATAATAACAGCTTCTTCTCTAGATCCGCCTAATTGACAAGATCTTGCAAGATCTCTGGCATATACTTTTGGAGTGATGGTATTAACGTTAGATACATGGCAAATATGATCTGCTCCATATTTTTCAATTAGATATTGTTTAACACGATCTCGTCCAGATGGAGCAATATCTATGTCAATGTCTGCCATGCTCATTCTCATTTTATTTTGAAAACGAGCAAAAATTAATCCATACTTAATTGAATCTGCTTTATGAATATCAAGGAAGTATGCAATAATAGATCCTCCGCAACTTCCACGACCAGGACCAATAGATATTCCATTTTTTCTTGCCCATTCTAGATAGTCTGCGACAATGAGCATGTAAGAGCTAAGTCCTTGAAATTCGATAACATCAAGTTCTTCGTCAAGTCTTTCTTGATATTCCTTTTCTTTGCCTTTGGGGCATTTATTTTTCAATCCAATTTCACATTTATATCTGAGATAAGATTTATCCATAGCAAGATTTTGTACATCTTGATTTTGGTTAATGACCCAATTTAGATAATCTTTGTAATCTTCTGCTTTTTCAACTGGGAAGTCTGCTAGTTCTTTTCCAGATGGATTTGTGAATTTGGGATTGACCCATTCTGGTTGTTCGCACATATTAGCAAAGTCAATAGTATTTTGACAAAGGCTTTCTGCGAAGTTTTCTCCGAATTCTTTATTATAATTTCTTCCAAAGAAATCTCTAACTTCTTCATATGATTTTACATAAAATTCTGACTGATCTGAATATTTCAATCTATTGCCAGAAAAAACTGGTTGTTTAGCTCCAATGGCTAATAATACATCGTGAGTTTGCGCATCATCTTTATTAATATAATGTGAATTTGTTGTAGGGATGATTTTAAGACCATATTTAGGTGCTAAAGTTTTGATGATATAATGATTGATTAGTCTTTGATCAAATTTGTCATGATATTGATTTTGTGATCTTGATAATGTATGAGTTTGAACTTCAAGCCCTAGATTATCTTTTCCGAAGATATTGATTAATTTTTCTACTACATTATTAGCTTCTTCAAAATTTCTATTTGAGATAGGTTGACCAATAATACCTTTTGCGCAAGCTGTTAGGCAGATAGTATCTTTTGAATATTTTTCTAGTAGTGACCAATCAATAATTGGAGTTACTTTTCCATTTTTTACAATATTATTATTAAAACCTTCTCTATTCAATTGGAGAAGATTTTGGTAGCCTTTAAGATTTTTTGCCAATAAAATTATATGTTTAATAATTTCGTTATTTTTATTTTCCAATGAGTTTACAAAATAATATTCACAACCAACTATTAGTTTGATTCCGATATCTTTAGATAATTTATATGATTCCCAGACGCTTGCAAAAGATCCATGTTCAGTAATTGCAATGGCTGTTTGACCTAGCTCTTTTGCTTTAGAGAGTAGTTCTTTTGGAGTTGATAAGGCATCAAGCAATGAAAATGATGTATGATTGTGTAAACTTACGAAACTCATTGGAAAAATTCCTTTTTTGCGATGCGAATATATTGATCTGTTGATGCTAATATTCTTGGCGCATAGATTAAATATCTAAATTAAGTTAATAAAATATTCTTCGTTAATTTTCTTGTCGTTATTTTTAATTTGTTTATACTTTTTTTGCCACATATCTTTATTTTTTGATTTTTTTGTTAAGATATTGACTATTTCATATCTTTTAAGATTTCTTTTTTGATATAATATGTGGACCATGAATTTGATTGCATCCCAGTTATCTAATAATATATTTTCTATGTGTGATATTGTATTTTTTTTAAATATCTGTCTTTCTTTTCCTGGAGGGGCGAAATTATTTTCTTTCATAATTTGAGCACATTCTTTAACATCGAAACAAGAGCCATATGTTAAAACTCTTGGAAAATGTTTTGATCCGCAGATATCTTTATAAAATAATTTTTCAGCAATAGTACCAGCGGAATATATTTGATATACTAATAAATTTGAAACGTAAAACATTTCATTATTGCAATATCTTAGTCCATTTTCTATAAATAATGTACAGCCTTCTGCTCTTTTATTATTCAGTACTTTAATGGCATGAACATCGAATAAATTGTACAAAGCAATTATGCAATGACCTGCTTCGTGATATGCCTGGCAAATTAGATCATATTCTTTTGATTGTTTGAGGAAAAATTTTTCTAGGTCCATAATGAAGATATATCAAGGCAAAACCTCTAATATCTTTATAAATTTATTAAGTTCTTCTGTATATTCTTTACTTTTTGTTCTAATTGTAATTTTGTTAGAACCTAAAGTTGCAGTTGCAATTATTGATTTATCTTCTAAATAAAATATGCCTGATTGAATGAATTTTTCATTTAATGTATATTCTGGTAACTTGAAATTTTCTATATAATTTTTAATAAGTGGGTTATCTAATGTAAGATAAATTTGATATTTTCCGCAACATGAAGGTATTATAGTTTGTTTTACTTGCATGTTGATATACCAAAAAAGCCAAAACAAAATTAATTGCTCTGGCTTTTTAACATTAGTTATTTAGATTAAGCTTGTCCACGTTCAGTAAGAACATAAATGCAATATTTGATTTTTGCAGTTTCGTTAGATTTTGTTTCTGAATATGATGAAGAAAGATCTTTTACATGTTCTTTTGCAGCTTTAAGATTTTCATCGAGATCTTTTGCGCTTTCTACTTCATAAATATGATTTTCGCATAATAGGATCTTTTTATCAATTTCCTCTTTTGACATTGATTGAATTTCTTCTGCGAAACCTGAAGGGAGCTTTGATAGATATTTTTTGGGGAAACTCATTTTGAAAAATTCCTCTCTTGGAGTTGGATGTATAGTAATCATGAACGAGATGAAGTCAATATGTGGTAAAGTTTAAAAACTTTTTGACTACCAGGAGATTTCGCCATTATACTGTACAGTTGGAATGAATATTTCTGATTCCGGACATAATGGAGCGTATTCACAAAATTTACATAATGGAGTTGGATTTGCTCGATAAAGTTTTTCATTAATTATATTATCAGCATAATTAATAAATTTATCTTTTGTTTTTAGAATTTCATCTATAGTAAATTCTTTTGTTACATATTCAAAATTATGTCTTAGTAAAATATATGAACCTCTAATTTTCTTTAAACTAGGATCTTCTAAATACATTACATAGGCGTAAGTTAATAATTGAAAATTATCATTCATAAGATATTTTTTATTTTTTGTTGTCTTATAATCGCAAATATGTAAGACGCCATCTTTATCTTTTTGAACTTTATCTATCCCGCCATTTAAAATAATTTGGCAATCATCTTTAATAATTTCAATATTAAAGTTTTTCTCAACAGCAATAACTTCTGGTAATGAGTTTGTTGCTTTTTGATTGTTAATAATTGCTAAATAGCTTTTTATAATTTCATAAGCTTCTTTTCTAGCTTCTTGATCTAATTTGCCTTCATATTCTTTTAAAGTTTCTCTATAAACTTTTGTCATAATTTGATTATAAGGCTCATCAGATCCATCAATATAAACTTGATGGAATTCTTCTAATACTTTATGAACAAATTTTCCAAATATATGAAATGGTTGATCTTTTCTTGGAATCTTTTGAATATAAGTAAATCTAAATTTAGCTTTACAATCTGCAAATGTTTTGCATTTTGATACGCTTAATTTTAGTTGTTGCGATGTTGCTAATTTTACTTCTTCAATTTTTTCTGGTGGTTTAGATATAATATTAATTAATTTTTCTTGCATGGTATAGAGAATATAACCATGGATTGTCTGTTGGTCAAATAATTAGAAAATTAAATATGATTACGTAAGTACTCGATATAAGCCTGGAATCCATTTATAGACAACGCCTACAGAATCGTTAGGTCTAGAAAATACCATTCCTGATAAATTGCCAGCATCACTATTTTTTGGTTCATAAAGTGTTTTAGATATAATCCATCTATTTACAGATGAATCAAAATAATAATAAGTTATTTCGTGTGTTCTTGGATTATAATGACTTCTCAAAAAAGATCCATTTGGACCTTGATTATCTGTTTGGCAATTAAATAATAAATTACCATCTCTTGTTAGTGTTGGATTTTCTAACATGAAATGAGTTCTATTTATTTGTACAGGCTCACTTGGATTATCATTTTGAGCATCTTGATAAATTACCATTGCTTTTGGATTAAATAATTTACTAGATGTATTTGAAGATTGGACAGTATATTCTACTGGATGTTGACCTTGAATTACTTTTACTTTTGCGGGTAAAGTTCCTGTTGTTTGTGAATACTGATTATTTTTATCAGATTCAGAAAATTCAACAAGATAATTCATATTTGGGTCTGGCAAATCCGTTTCAGCAGGAGAGCCAAATCCGTAAGGAATTCCATGAATAGTTGGGGAGTCAACTGTAGTGCCTACAGATGCTGATGCAGTGTACGTTTCATTAGTTACTCCTCCACTTCCAGGTGAGCCAAATGGAAATTGGCTCATATTTTTAATACCTGAAGGAGCTCCTTTTATTCCTGCATGTGGTACACGAGTATTATCTTTTAAAATATTTATTGAATATTCTTTAGATATTACTTGAGATGAGTCGATGCCATTAGTTGCAAATACTTTTAAAGATAATGTATTTCCAGAAGGAATAATGGCAGAAATATATACATGTGAATTAATATCTGGAGTAGATCCATCTAAAGTATAAAATATTGTAGATGGAATATCTGTTGATAAAATTATTGATCTAGGAATTCCTGCAATAAGTTCATCTCCTGATTCTGTAATAGTAATGATAATTTCTGCCATTTTAATCCAAATTTAAATATAATCTCTAATAATATGCCAAAATATCTTTAACAACATCATCAATATAATTTTCTAATTCATCATAAGACATGTTGTTGTTGATAATTTTATTAAAAAGATTGTCTGGTATTTCGTCTTGTTCTGTTTCTGATATGTCATTAATATTTGCGGAATCATTTCTTTTGATTCTAATTAGATAAAATCCGGCATCTTTTAATGCATTAAATTCATTCTTAAATCTGAGATCGTATACTAATTGAATTTTCTTATTTTCAACAATTCCTTGACTTAATTGATCTTTCAATAAATTAACCCAAATATTTTCATCATATGATCTTCCAAATTTCCCAATATCCAAACAAGCTTGTCGATAAGTAATATTTGTTAAAGGAATATTTTTCTTTCTAAAATCTGAAGATCCATGTAAATGTCTATGTTCTGCCATAGGGAACATTGTTTGAATGATATTTTTAATAGGATCTGCAAAAGCTAAATCTTGACAAACTGACATATCATAATTGAATTGTTTACTTAATTTAAATTTAATAATTGATCCAATAGTATTTTTTCCAGACTTAGCTTTTCCTGAGATAGCGATTTTATACATAAGTGATTGCCTTTACCAATTATTTACTAATTTTGTTGTAGAGATGAAGTTATTATCTTGTTCAACTAATAATGCTTGATCAAAATAATCTTTAAATGCGGGATTGTGTGTGATTACAAGGATTTTGAAATCTTTTTGTAATTGATGAATAATATCGGCAAAGTTTTCTCTTCCAATTTCATCTAGTGGCTGATCTACTTCATCTAATAATAGCATTTTTATATCAGTACCTAGTTGGTTTTTCAACAGAGCTAATAATGCAAGTCTTAATGATAATGAGATGCATAATTTTTGTCCACCAGATATTTGTTGATAATCTCGTTCTACTCCATTTATGTAATAGATAATATCTAATGTATCTTCTTGTTCACCACTAGATTTATTATCTTTGATGATATTAAATTTTAGTTGAATAGATGGTTTTAGTTGTTGCAAAATATTATTTGCATTAATTTGAAGATCGTCTAAAACATTATTTATGATTAATGAAGGTATGCCAGAAGGACCAAAAGATTGAGATACTAATTGAAGTATTTTATAATTTTCTTGTAATGTTGATAGTTGTTTTTTAAGATCAGTTAATTTATTTTGATTAGATATTGATTCTTGTATTTTATTTTCAATTATTGATTTTTTAACATTACAAGAATTTAGATTTTGGTTTTCTATATGTATTTCTTTTTTCTTATTATCTATTTGAGATAATAAGTTTTGTATTTTTGATTTGATATTTGGAATTTCGTTTAATGAATTTTCCTGTGATTGTATAAGTTTTAGTTCTTCTGATTTTATATTTAATTCATCTGTTTTAGATTTTAGTTCTTTTTTATTTGAATCTAATATTGATGAATATTCTTTATATAAAGATCTTTTGTTTTCTAATTCAGATTTGTATGTAGATATATTTTTTGTTAATGTATCTATATTTGATTTGTTTGAATTTATGTTATTTATTTGTGTTTTATGTGTTAATTTATTTTTGTTTAATATCTCTATTTGTTTTGTTATATTTGTGATTTCTTGTTTTAATAATGGAATTTGTTCATTGATTTCATTTTGACATTTCTCTCTATGTTCATTTGTCATTTCTTGGCGACAATGGGAACATGTTGATGATTTAGGTAATGGAATTTGATATAATTTAATTTTGTCTTCTAAGTTTTTGATAGAAGATGAATGTTGAATTATTTCTTGAGAGAAAGTATCTATTTCATTATTTAGTTCATCAATAGATTTTTCAAAAGTAACTTGTTGTAATGATTCAAGTTGTTGTTTTGTTTTATCTATTTGATTGGCTAATAATTTTCCGTCTTGTTCGAGTAGTGATTTTTTCTTTGTATTTTCTGCAATAGTTGAATTTAATTTTAATATTGTAGAATTCAGACTATTTATAGATAAATTTGTATTTTTTAAATTTTCAGAATAATTTTTATTATTATTTTCTGTACTTTGTAATAATGTTTTCTCTGTAATTAATAATGAATTTAAAGAAGACATTTCTTCATTAAGAAGAGATATTTTATCATTTATTAATTTTACAGATGTATTATTTTGTTCAATATTTTGTTTTAATTCATCAATATCTGCAATTAAATTTTGTGTGGCATAAATAGTTGATTCCGTATTTGATATTTCTTTTGCAGAATCTGATGATTTCTTTTTTGCTAATTTTTCATATTTTGCATATGCAGATAATTTTAGAGTTTCTTTTAATAGATTTTTTCTATTAATTGGAGTAATTGAAGCTAGATCATTTTTTTCATCTTGAGAAAATAATACGGAATTTTTAAAGGCATCAAAATTAATTTTGATTAACTTTTCTATTTCTTTTTGATTATCTGTAGCTCTTCTTTGTGTAAGATCTTTCCAATCATTATTTTCTTTAATATGTAATTTTATATCCGAATATGATTTTGTTTTAGATCTTTCAATTTTGTATGTATTATTATCTTCTTCAAAGATAAATGTTACTTTACAAGTATTGGTATTATCTCTAACAATTTTTTCTAATTTTACATCAGTTTGATTAAATAATACAAAAGATATAGCTTTAAAGAAAGTTGATTTACCAACTCCATTTGATTCTTTTTCTGTTGATGTAGTTTTACCAACTATGAGAATACTTTCAAAGTCATCGAAATTAATTTCGCTTTTTTCATGACATTGGAAGTTCTCTAAACAAAGATATATTGGCTTCAATTGACTATTCCTTCTTATCTAAGTTGAATTCAAAGATCAGATCTGTTGCAGATTTGATAAACTTCTCTTGATATTTTTCATCAACAAATTTATTTGCATATAATTGAATCGCTTTATTTTCATCAATATGTGAGTCAATATTTACATTTTTGTTATTGTCTTTTATTAATGCAATCTTCTTAGATTCAATAAATTTAGGAACATGATGTACATTAAATGAATGTAAAAGCTCTTCTATTTTCTTTTTATTTACTGGAGTGGCATCAACTTGAGTGAGCGAAATATCAATTTGAACTGTGTGATCTTGTATGTCATCATGATTATATTTTATGTAATTTTCAACATACTCTGTTGTATTTACATTTTCTGGAACTTGAATTGATATTTTAGTTAATTTTCTTGAAGGAATTTCAATATATTTGAATGGGATTAATTCATCTGGATTGAAAATAACTATATGTTTTTTTTGATTACATTCACCAAAATCGGAAATGTCCATACTTCCAATATGAGATATATAAGGCAACTTTGATAATACTTGTGGTTTATGAACATGTCCCATAAAAACATAATCATATCCACGGAACATAGATAATGGACAAATTAACTCATTGGCTAGATCATTAAATTCATCTCCTACAGGAATTGAATTTTCTAAAGCTAGATGACCAATAACTAATTTAAAATGTTCTTTTGGAATTATAGGAAGTTCATATGATAATTGATTTTGAATAATATCTATAGCTTCTTTATTTACATCAGTATTTAGAGATTTCCGGTCTTTAAATGGAATAAAAGTAATTCCCATGTTATTGAATAATACTGTTTTATTTTCTTTATATGTGTAAATATTTTCATAATTTAACTCTGCTACTATATCTAATGGCGATGATATAAAAGATCCTGATCTTACAAAATCGTGATTTCCATAAATAATATGAACATTTAAATTTTCAGACACACATCTTTTTAACCAAGAAATAAATAAATTAATTACAGATGGATTTGGTTTTGGTTCATCAAAAACATCACCAGTAATTACTATATCTGAAACATGATTTTCAATAGCTTTTGATAATGTCCAATCAAGCAATTTTACTTGATCTGCCATCCTAGAATTTAATCCAGAACCAATTCCAGGCTTTCCTATTGATAACCCTTTACCTAAATGTACGTCACCTAATATAATTATTGACATTGTATTTCAAACATCTCCATTTGATTTTTAAGTTTGTTTATTAAATGAATTACAGCTTTTTCATTTAGATTTTTTTTCATTGTAATAGTATCAAATACTTTACATAACTTTTCTGCAAATTCTCTGGTTGAATTATTTTTAATATATGGATTTATATAATTTGAAAATCCTATATATAATTCGTATTTATCATTAAATGATTTCGCTTTAATATCTTCAAGCAATGTCTGATCCAATAATTGGAATCTTTTTATTATCTTATCTGCTGCTTGTGATATGGATATTCCATCCATTAATGATACGAATTTTGTAGGTTTACCAGATGACTTGCAACCAAAACAAAAAAATGTATTAGTCTCTGTATAATAATAAAAAGAAGGCGTCCTCTCACTTCCATTTGCATGAAATGGGAATGGACAAATTATTTTCTTTGAATAATCTGTTGTATTTATTTTATATAGCGAAAAAACTTTTTTAATATCTACTGAATTTGCTTTTGATATTAATGAATTATTTTCTACATCAGATAAATCAATATCTGCAAAACTTGTACACATAATATCTCTCAAAGAGATTAGCCCTAACGCAAGTTAATTACGAAAGGGCTAATGTCAATACTAACAAAGATTATAATTTTTTCAGTTGTTCTACTGTAAATTCAAGCTCGTTCATTCTATTTCTCATTAGTATCATACATTTTAACAGCAATGTATTTAAACTAATTGATCCAAATCCATTAATTGGCTGGCTTTCATCATTATTAATATCTGATGCGATTTGAATCAAATTATTAATAACTTCTTGCTCTTTATTATTTGAGAGATAGCCTTTATTTTTAATTAAAGTTTTATCTTCTAAAACTTCTTTATACTTTAGAGCTAATTCGGCAATTTTTGATTTGAATTTTTCATTCGTTGAAAATATTTCTTTTGCACGATCATCAAATGTGGTTTTTTTTGGTGCTCGCTTTTTATCATATGCCGAAGTTTCTAAATCGGAATCATCATCTTCAAAAGGCATAATAATTCCTTTATGATTTTGAAACTACTATATATTTTGATTCTTGAGAAATAGTATAGCTATGACCTAACTTATCTTCCATGAAAGAAATAATACATGGTGGTACAATTTTATCTTTAACATATTCAAGATAAAGTTTAGAAGGCTCAACATTAACTGGTGTTAGAAAAGATTCGATAGTTTGATTTGGAAGACTGAAAATATTTAATTGAACGCCTTTAATAGTTTCCCAAAGATCTGCATTCATAATTTTTGTAGACATTATTTAATACCCTTTTTTGATAAATATTCAATACATTCTTCTAAAGAGCTGTATCTTGTTTCTTTCATATCACATATATCAACAAATGATGGTACATGAGTTATTTCATACATTGATTGAGCATTTTTTAGATACTCAACATCAATACACAAAACATTTATATTTTTATACTTTATAGAAAATTTCTTTAATAGATTAAAAATGTAACTGTGAAAATTTGACCATGTAGTGTAAAAATATAAAAGATATTTGTTGTCAGATTTAATATCTAATTCGTCAATTGATAAAATACATCGTATCGACATTATAAATTAATTTCAAGATAATTAGATAGACTATAATGTTGAAATAATGACTTATACTTTTCCTTATCAATATTACTAATGGATTTAGATGGTGAAAAATTTGTCGTCGTTTCCAATTCATATATTTGTGTTAAATTTTTATAATTTTTATGAATATCATCAAACAAATTTTGAGTCACTCTACATATAATATAATCAAATTTAACCTTTTTATCTTTAAATTCATATTCGTATTCCAGCCAAATATCTTCAATATCTGATGTTGAATATTCGCAATTATCTATGACAAACATTATAAGCGTGTTTTTTGCAAATTCTGTATCTGAAACAATTTCGTCAGGAAGTAAAATATATCCCTTATTTGTTTCAGTGGTAATTAATATGTGTTTTGCAAGATCTCCTTTTGTATTAATATTTTCTAATGATTGCTTATATTGTTCATCATTAAATGAATATTTTTGACAATCTTTACATATTTTTGTACTTAATTTAATTGGATCTTTAACAATCCAGTCAAAATTATGATTAGTACAATCTGTAAATGCAATAGGCGAATTATACGTCACATTAATATTTATTTTTTTATTAATAAAGTTTTCAAAATCAATAGTATTAAGTTCTAATATACGTAAATTATATCCCTTATATTGATTATAGAAAAATTCGCTCGCATTAATTTCTTGCTTATCTTCAAACGCATCATTATAAATACTATATTTATTGATTAGTTCAGTAATCAAAATAATATTATTATTATCAGTATAATTTTCAATAGAAGAAATTAATCTAATAACTCTAGAAATTGCTGGAAAAGAACTGCAATTTTCACAACAATTCTCTGCATTTAAATTAGACGTATAATTTAAATCACATTCAAATAAATAATCTTCAATAACTTCTAATTTTGTCAATATCTTTTCTGGAATTTCTTCTACAATCATTTTCTTTTCCATTCAACAATTTGTACAACCAAAATGTTTTTTAAATTTAAATAAGTTTTTTAAACAAAACTCACATTGATTAATTTTCTCTGAACATATAATGCAAATAATAGATAAGTTTTTTTCTAAACTTGCATTACATATTTTACAAAACTCGCAATGTGAATTATTATATAATAATTTGGAACAAATATTACAGAGCATTGAGAAATTGATCCCAATCATTATGCCAAGTTTGATTTGGAGACTTATATAAAATAAATCCTTTAGGTGTATAAGGCTTTGTTTTTAATTTAAGTCCAGCTTCTTCAGGAGTACGATCTGCTTTATATGAATTACATTCAAAACAAGCACAAACAGTATTTGAGTAATTTGTCTTGCCTCCACGAATACGTGGAATAATATGATCAATAGTCGCTGTTGTTGGACTTAATTGACAAAGACAATATTGGCAAATATATTTGTCTCGACGAAATAAATTTGTGCGAGTAAATGAAACAGGTCCAAAAAACTTCTTAATATAATATTTTAAACGCAACACAGATGGATTTTCTAACTTCCTATTCACAGAAGGTATCGGAGAATTCCATGCAGAAATAATTTCTGCTTTATTAGCAAGCAATAATTTCATTGCTCTAACTTCTGAAATAAATGTTAGAAACTCATAGTTATTGTTCAACAATAATGTGTTTTTGTTAAAAGAATGATTTTTGGACATGTTACATTTAATCTCCGAACCGATTTATTTTAGATAATTTTCGATACCAATATCATTAATCAAATTATTAACAGAAATATTGATATCTTCGTTCTGTAATTCATTGCCTGCGCAGTGCCAATTTTTTCTTTCTCTTCTTGCAAATAATTCACAATAAGATCTTTCTGGGAACATTAATTCAATTTTATCTTGTAAAATCTCTGGTTTTTGAGAATGCTTATAATTTGGTCCAAAAAATACGCTTCTCTGAGATTTGTTTTAACATTGAATAGGCATTGCCAGAAATTCCTACTAAGCAAATTTCATGACAAGCTCTTGTCAATCTCCCCATTCCAAATGATAATGTATTGGATAGATCAAAATTATTGCATAACTCTGATATTTTTTCTTTTGTTAATGGGGATTTTTTATTTTCTTTAATTAACAATTTTTGTAAAGACTCTAGTGGCTCTTTCTTTACTTTATTCCACACCAATATTTGCTTTTGTTTGAATCCCCAAGAACTCATAACTTTTAGGGATTCTGGCAACATGGAAGAAATTGACCATAAAAATAAGACAGAATGACTAGGGTTACGCAAATTATTAACATCAATTGAACAGATCTCATCAATCTCCATCGTGTTGTATTGAGAAGCTGCCCCCCGTTTAACCTTATCCATTTTTAATTTGTCGCCATATGCCCAAGGAGGATCGGCAACTATAATATCAAATTTCATAAAACATTTACCTAACTAAAATGGCTTGTTTAATTTCTATAGGAGTTTGGCTATAATTTACATTAAAACTAACTTTTGACTCCATCAATTTTTTAGTTTTAGCGTCATTTTTAGTAATCTTAACATAATAATTTCCTGGACTAATAGACGCGCTCCATTTTCCTAAAGCATCTGTTCTGCATGAAGTAATAAGTTTGTTAGATAAATCATAAACTTCAACTATAGCTAGAGGAATATTTTTTCCAGTATTATCAGTTACAGATTGAAAAACCGGAACTACAACATCTAGTTCTTTTGTTTTTTTACTAGATGTTTTTTGTTTCCTTGCTTCAATCTTTTCTGGTTCTTTTATTGGATCAGGAATTTCTTCTACATTAGTAAATTCGTTATCTGAAATATCAGCTTCTTCAATTAAACTAGGCTGTGTTGCAGTAATTAATTCTGTAGAAGTAGAGTTATTAGTCTGATTATTTAGTTGATCTTTAATTATTGAAATTTGTTCGGATAATTTATTTACTTTATCTAAAAGTAATTTATTTATCATATCTGCATTATAATACAACTTCAATAATGTATCTAATTTTTTTGTAACTTCTGATAATTGATCTGTATTATCGGTCAACAAAAACTCCTACATTAACAGGAACTCGTTTTAAAATAACTATTTCTTCAGTTCTAATATTTTTATCTTTGAAGTGAGGATTTTCTTTATATAAAATTAATCTTGTTTGTTCTTCAATTTGCTCTAGTGTGCCAGAAAATATAGGTTGTTCTCTAATTATGAGAACGTATATATTTACATCAATATTTGAGAATAAGAACTCGTTTTTTTCATTGACATTATTTTTCCGTTCTACTTTTTGAATGTTTTGAACGATTTGTTGTCTATGAATTGGTTGAGTGTTATTTTCTTTTCCTTCAGATCTTTCAATGAAAACATATTCGTTATTATCAATCATTTCTCCTGATTGATAAATAGGTTCGTCATTTTCATCATATTGATCAAAATTTACATTATCTTCTTCAATTTCATACAAATATTTTTGTTGTTCTGGTTCTTGTTTTGGCATATTTGTTGGAGAAATATTTAACTTCTGATAATTTGGAATATATTTCTCTTGTGGTTTTTGTTTTCTTCGATAATGGTTACGATTATTATTTTGCATATTTGCGCCGATATTAAAAAATGTAACAGCTATTTTTGGTTATCAATAGCTGTTACAAATAATTATTTCAAAAATATGATAGATTATGACTTGTTATCAGGAGTGCTCTTCTTTTTTGGCTTATCAAATTGTCCTGATTCATACTTCTTTTGCTTTAGTTCAAGCTCCATACGTCGTTGAGCTGATTCCTTACGAAGACGACGACGTTTGTCTGATGGCTTTTCGTATGTTTGTCGTTCTTTATATGTTGAAAGAATTCGTTCCTTTTGAACTAGGGCTCGGAATGCCTTAAATGCTCTTTCAAAGTTATTAATTACTTTAACTTCTAGTGGTTTACATTGAACGGGTTCTAGTGACATATCTTCGGAACGGTCTGTATCATAATAATTGGTCATGAATTAATTACCTGCTTTTAATATTTTTACATTTCGGAAAGTTAGAGCAACCTAAGAATTCTACATTATCAGATTTTCGTTTTCTGATAATCATTGGAGATTTGCATTTTTCACAAATTACAGCGCCATTGTTTTCATAAGCTTTATTTAGCTGTTGTTTAAATGGTTCAAAAAACTCTCTCAACATTGTTGTTTGATTTGTTTTTCCTTCTGCAACTTGATCTAATTTATCTTCCATACTTGCAGTATAATCATAGTTTAAGAAATTGAAAAACTGTTTTAGATCTTCGCAAATTTTAGTGCCCAAAGGAGTTGGATAATAAATATTGCTTCTTTTTTCTACATACTTTCTATCGTTAATATTTTTAATGATAGCTGCATATGTAGCTGGTCGTCCAATTTTTCTTTTTTCTAGTTCTTCAATTAATACTGCTTCATTAAGTCTTGATGGAGGCTTTGTTTCTTTTCTTTCTAATATAACGCCATGTTGTGGATTTGTTAATTTAAGTTTGTCGTTTTTATTTAAAAGAGGGATGTCGATTTTGTCAACATTCTTATCTGATTTGAAGATTTCGAGATAATTTTTTTCTTTTAATGCTTTACCATTTGCTTTGAATACTAAATTTGAACCATTTAGTTTTATCTTCAGTGCAAGAGTATTATAAATAGCTGGAAGCATTTGTGAAGCAATAAAGTATCTCCAAATAGTTTCATAAGTTTTTATTTCATCATCTGATAAAGTTAAATCTTTTGATAATACATTTACGTCTGAAGGTCGAATGCATTCATGTGCATCAGCTGCTGAATCTTTTGCAGAATATTCTACAGCTTTAGATGGAGTGCTGTAATTATTTGACTTTAACCAATCTCTAGCTGATTGAATTGCATCAGGATTAGCTCTAACAGAGTCAGTACGAATATATGTACAATATCCGCCTTCATATAATGTTTGTGCTGCCTTCATCGTCCTATCAGCATCAAAATTATGCAATTTAGCCATAACTTGTTGCAATTTTGATGTTGTTAAAGGCGGTTGTGGATTTTCTTTAACAGCTTTTGCTACAACATTATCAACAGTAAAATCATTGATTTTTAATATAGTCTGTTTATCAGCTTCAGCTTTAGATTTATCAGTATATCTGTTATCTAATTTGGCAATGAATTTTTCATTATCTTTTGATAGATTAACTTCTATATTGAAAAACTCTTCAGGTTTAAATGATTTGATTTCATTTTCTCTATCTGAAATCATTCTTACAGCAACTGATTGAACTCGTCCGGCAGATAGTTTTTCATTATATTTTCTCATAAGATAAGGAGAAACCATAAATCCGACTATTCGATCCAACATTCTTCGAGCTTCTTGTGCTCGAAAAAGATCCATATCAATTTCACGTTCATTTGCGATTGCATTTAAAACAGCTTTTTCTGTAATTTCATTAAATGTAATCCTTTTAATGACTTTTCCAGAAGTAGCCAATAATGATTGAAGATGAAAAGAAATAGCTTCACCTTCACGATCAGGGTCTGTAGCTAATAAAATTTTATTGCATTCATCAGCTGCATTAATAATATCTTCTACAACTTGATATTTGTCTTTATTTATAACATAATGTGGTTTGAAATCATTATCAATATCTATACCTAGACTATCTTTTGTTGATAAATCTCTAATATGACCTACGCTCGCTTTGATAATATAATTATCACCAAGATAATGTTTTAGTTTTTTTATTTTATTTGGCGATTCCACAATCAGTAACGTTTTCATGCAGTCAAGTTAACCATTCTTGCTTAGGAGTCAAATGTTTGAAAACTTTATATTATTTGAAAATTTTGATGTGGTTGATAATTTTCGCAGTACTGATAATCGAAAATGCCTTTTTCACAGTATCTCCTACACGAAATCCATGTTCTAGACAAGTTCCATACGGCATCTCAATGACCAAATTGGTTGGTTCATTCGGACCAACTGCTTGTAATGAAAACGGCTCTCCATGAGCTATGTGTAAAATTTTATCTTCATTGCAAAAAATAATGTCCAGTGGCTTTGGAGTATTTTTCATCCAAAATTTATTAATATTTGATTTTGAATAAACGAAGCTCATTGAAGGAGGCAAGTCATTACAATGCATTAAACCTTTTTCTTGTTCTTCTGCAGTAATTGCTAAAATAGTTGGAATTTTTTTATCTTTAATTATAATAAAGTCTTCCACTATTTTGCCCTCAGTCTTCGTTCTTTGATTTTTTCAACATCCAAAAGATCTCTAGCTAAAGTTTTAAATAATGACATGGCAGTATCCATTTCATTAAATATAATAAACATTTTTGAATATTGTTTTTCAATATTATCTATAGTCTCAAATGATTCAATTTGATTTAATAATACATTTAGTTCATCATCAAATTTTTGTGATAATTTAGATATAGTCACAGCTTGTAATGAAAACTTATTTGGGAGTATTTTATGACCTAGTTCTTTTATTTTTCTAGTTAGATAATCTGATTGTTTATCCAATGAAGCTTGTGCAGATAAATACACATCATTTGCTTCATGTACTTCTGTTTTAACTCCATTATCATCTTTGTTATTTAATATTCTTTTTGCTGCTTCTTCATTTATACTTAATGCTAAATTTTGTAATTCAACATATTCCTTACTTAGTTCTTCAAAAGATGTGTATTTTTTATTTTCAATAAGCTTATGTGCAATATTTAATTTTTCTGCTACTGATGAATTAGTTTCAATAAATGATTGTACATATTCAATAGCAACATCTTTAATTATTTTCATGTATTCAAAATTTAATTTTTGAATTCGTATGGAGATATTTTTTCTATCCAATTCATTAAGTTGTTCTTGTTGAACTGGGAATAACTGCATCTCCTCATGATCTTCGGTTACTTTATGAGCTTGTTGTCTATGATATCTATAATTTGAACTTGTAATTTTGTTCTTTAATATAGTAATTTTCTCATTTAGATGTAGTACTTCACTTGCGGCATATTGAGTTTCTTTTCTTTGTTTAATAAAGCCGAACATATCTGTTTGAGTGAAGTTAGCTATATCATTTTGAATAGCTATTAATCTTTCAATTGCATTATTTTCTTCTTCAATAGCTTTAATTTTATCTTCTTCTTTTACTGATTCATTTTCAATTGGCAATTTTTTTGTTTGCTTTTTTAAGAAGATAATTATTGAATTTAATTTATCTAGATTAGATCTGATATTTTGGAAAACATTTACTATATCTGGAAAAAACTTAGGATCTCTTTGTAAAACTAAATCCATGAGATCTCTTATTTGTTCAAATAAATCTCCAGCAATAATATGCATTTGTTTGTAATATAATTTATTTTCTTTTCTTACAAATGGAGTTTTAATGTGCATCCATTGTCTTGTAAAGAAATTTGATCCTAATACTTTTATTACATCTTCATATAATTCCGCATCTTTATTAATTGAAATAGAAGATTGTGCTTCCATAATTTTATTTGCAGTATCTGCTAAATTATGAAATAATGAAGTTAGTTCACTTAATTCGGAAACTACTGATTGTGGAACTTTTTCATTAAGTTTAAATTGCTTGTCTTTATCATCACTTTTTCCATTTAAATTTTTCTTATATGCACGAAGTTTTAAAATAAAATCTTGTGAATTTTTATTCCACTGTTTTTTATTTAAACGAATAGCTTCTCGCTGTTGTTTAGCTTCGGGATTTTGTTTTTTAACTGGATTTTCTGTGATATTTTGATCAGGCATAATTATATTCCTACTATAGATATTCAATATTGCCCAATCAAAAAAAAGAAAACCACCATCAAATTTGATAGTGGTTATCTTAATTACATAAATATTCCGTCAACGATTCCGTATTTAATAGCTTCTTGAGCGTTCATATAATAATCTCTTTTACAATCTTCTTCTACTTGAGACAAGGAATTATTTGTATGATCTGCAATTAGCTTTAAAATATTTTTGTTATGATTTTTTAGGAAGTTAAAGTAAATTTCAGAATCTGTTTTATCTGAATATGGGAAAATAGCTTGAATTCCATGAATCATAACTTTAGAATGTCTAGTAATAAATCTGCTTCCTGGAGTTCCTGCTGCCAGTAAAATTGCTGCTGCAGAATAAGCCATACCTAAACAAACGGTTCTAATTGGCGCACTAATTTGTTGCATAATATCATAAATATTTGTTAGTGCGCTAGAATCTCCTCCACGAGAATTAATAAAAATAGTAATTTCTTCTTTCGGAGATTGTTCATTTAAAGTCAACAGCATTGCTGTTAATTCTGAAGCTGTATTTTTTGTAATATCTTCTGACAGAAACAACATTCTTTGTCCTGCCAAAATTGAATAGGAATCATCATATTTTGATGATTGTGTCAAACTACTAAGAAGATCTTCAAGATCTTGATTGTTATGTGCTTTGAAATTTAATGTATTATTTGATAATTGCTTTTTTGACATTATTTTCCTCAATTATTAATTATCAAATAATTCCATCTACAATGCCATATTTTTTAGCACTGATTGCATTCATAAACAACTTACGTTGACAATCTTGCTTTAGAATATTTAGTGGCTTTTTTGTGCACTTGGCTAGAATTTTCATCGCACAAGCATTATCTTCTTCAACTTGATCTACATGAATCTTTGTATTTACTAGATCGTCATGACGTTGAGATCCGAATGATAAGCTTGAAATACATACTGATGAATTTTTCGTAATAAACCTATGTCCTGGAGTTCCTGCTGCTAGTAATAAAACAGATTCCTCCATTGCATCTCCAGAACAAATAGTTTCTATCGGGCAACGAATAAATTTCATAGTGTCATAAACTTGCAACACATTACGAATATTACCTCCATCAGAATTAATATGTAATGAGATAAGCTCTTTTGGACCAGTATAAAACAATTTAATTAAAGTTGCTGAAATATCTGTAGCTTGCTTGTCTTCAATAAATCCAGTAATAAATAGTCTACGACGACGTGCAAAGCTAGTAAAAACATCAGATGACACTTCAGAATTATTTTTAAATTGAGTAATTACAGTATTCATGAATATTTGACTTTCAAGATTAAATTATTATTTTTTTGATAGCCGAGATTTTTCTAATTTTTCTGCACAACTAATACAAGTTAAAAATGATGGATTAACTAATAGTCTTTTCTCACCAATTTCTTCACCACATTCTTCACAGATACCAAATTCTCCGTTCTTAATTTTTAAGATGGTATTATTGATTTGTGTGATTTTAATTTGCTCCATTTGAGATACTTGCGATTCAATTGAAGCAATAAAATTACCTTGGATGATATCTGTTTCATCACCATCTAAATCAATCTCATGTTCTGATTTTGATTTGAGATTTTGAAGGATTTCATCTCGTTTTGCTATTAGTGACTTTTCGATTTGTTCAATAAATTCTTTTTGCATAATCAAATTCTCTGAGGGTGCTCGTAACTTAATACTCGTTTTGTATTTGTCAAAATTATTTAATCATTACAATCTTTTGAAATATTTAAAAGATTTCTGGTAATCAACTGAATCTATCATCAGTTGTCTCAATTTTGGATCAATGTCAAATTTTAATTTATCATTAATAAAATAAAATGTTCCAAAATTATGTATAATAAATTTTTTATCAGTATTTAATTTATCTAATATGAGAGATATTAATGTTAAAATAATTGGTTTTGCATGAATTAATTTAACCACATTTTTATTATAATGAGCGAAGGAATTTAATATAAATTGAAATTCTGCATTTTTTGTATTTTCTTCATCAATAACATCAGCCATTATTTTCCAAAAATGATAATAATATTTCTAACAATTCATCATTATCTTCTTTTTGCCAATCATATGAAGTAGAAAATGTATCTTCAAAAGTATTTAACAATCTTCCTTGCATTGAAATGTTGATATTAATAAATTTTTCATTATTATAAAAGACTATATTATCACTTTTGTCTGATAAAATAAATGGATAAGTTTCATCAAATTTAATAAGTAAAAAGTTTTCTTTATTACTAGTGATTAATATAAAATTATTTCTGATAGTATCAATTTTTGATGAAAATGAATATATTGAATAATCTTCATCAATTGAATTATTTTCTTCTTCTTGCGTAATAGTAATCTTTTTTAGAAATAATTCACTTAAATCAATATTGCACATAGTTGTCACAATGTATTTATTTATCATCATTGTCAATGATGTTTGTAAGTTCGATCTCATTGATAGCACCTTTAATCATATCAAAGTTAAAATTAACTTTATATTCAACATTTGGTATTTCTTGTTTTAAATTATCTATACAAGCTTCAAAATCAAATACTTCACCTAAAGATCTTCTTCTTGCAAGTTCTTTCATATATATTATATTTTCTGAATTATCTTTTGAATTCAAAAACATATTACATACTATTATTTTACAAATTTCTTCAGACGATATCTCTTCCATGCGCATCCTTAATATCTGATAATATATCTAATTTCGGAACAGGATCTTCATATGTTGAAACCAAAGCAAATATTGATTTGAAATGAGTAAATAATTTTGGCAAAGTTAAAACATAACCAAAAACATAAAGATCCCTAAGTAAAGATAATAACGTATTTATAGTATTAATTATATCTATTTTTGATAAGTGAGGAAACTTTTCATAAATATAATCAACATAATATAATGGATTATCTATACTTACAGGAATTTCATCTAATTTATTAGACAACTCAATGTCAGATATTTTATATTTAAAAAAACTATCTCTTTTAAAATATTCTGCTTTATCTTTGACTGAGCTTGTAAATTTTGATGTGAGTTTTGATCTGTTGTATTTCAATATATTACCTTACAAGATCATTGCCTATACTTAATATATTTGTTATGAATTCATGATTATTAGAAAATGTTGGAATATCATTATTTATGATCCATTTCTTTTTTATTTCATTATCAAATACTTTAGGTACTTTATAACACGCGAATCCTTTTTTAAATTCTGGATTAAGAGAATTATAATCTACATTTAGATCTTGTAACAGTTCAATTTTTTCATCAATAGTTTTTTGAGTTAATGTAGATCTTGCCAAAGAAATGTCATCATATTCTTTTATAGTTTCATAAAAACAAGCAAATGATATGCAAGATTGAATTGATTGTTGCTGCTTTGCTATTAATACATTTACAGCTTCAGTAATATTTGGAACTGCAAATACTTGCGATGTAAAAACTGGAGCTCCTAAAATATTTAGATTGTACTTTTGAGCACTGGAAAAAAATTGAATAGATGCTAATGAAGATGTTACTGAAGCTATTTTCTGAATATTATTATCATACCATGGCATAGTTCTAATACTTTGATCGTTTTTTAAGATCAAAATTATTTCATCATTGAATGAATATGCAAAAACACATCCTTCAGCATCCATGGCAACTTTAATACAAACATCTTGCATTACATTCAAAAATTGAATGTCAAATGGCTTATTTAATAAAGATGTTAGTTTTGAAAAAGATCTTCCATTTAATTTGACGACTATTGGAAGCTTTTGGATGATGGAATAATTATACGCATCTTCATATGAAGATATCCGATCTTTTAATGAAAATGATGCCATGATAACTCCTAAATAACAAACCGACTTACAACAAATATAACAAGAAATGTTGTAAGTCGGTTATTACAAATAATTATTTAAATTTAACTTTAATAAATTTTTCTACTGATTCTGTAATCAAAGAAAAAGAAATAATTAATACACCATCAATAAATTCCATACTAATCGATTGCATATCGAATATATCTTCTACTGTAAAAGAATGTTCAAAAATATTTTCTCCTCGAATATCAGTTCTTACAGCATAAATATGAACCTTTCTTCCAGAATATTTTACATAAATATTTTCTTTCTTATATCCAGGAAGTTCAAAATAATATTTTCCAATATTTTTATCCATAAAATATGGAGCTTTATTTGTTTTCGTCATAGGCTCTTTTGTATAATAATCATCATCAATTTTTACATCACCATATAATGCATTAAATTCTTCTTCTACCATTTTTTGAAGCTCTTCCATAGGAATATGAGTTTCAGATTTGCAAACAGGAATTCGTACATCTGTATAAAATTGAGGATTTTCATTTCGTTTTATTACATCAGGATATAATTTCTGCATACAATCATCACAATTTTGTTCTTTAGAACAATTTACTTTTTTATCAATACAAGGATCGTTTTGAGTATTTGTTTTTTGTTTATTAGTTGGAACATTAAACATGTTTTCAAATTTCCTAACAGCTTCTTGTAAATTTTTATCAGTCTGTAGCAAGAATACCCCATCCTGAAGGACGGGGATGAATTGCGTAATTACTTTGTTATACATAAATAAATCCCTTTCCATACTTATATAATTTCACAATCTGTATCTTTACTGGTTTTTTTAAATCTCGTAATTTAATATAAGTCCCTTTATTTTGTATTCCACTTACACTGTAAATCTTATTATTGTAAATTACAAAATCATTTGATTGGATCTTATATCTTTGTTTACGAATACTTCTATATCCAGAAGATACTTTCTTTCCTCGATACTTTCTCAAATTCTCTGTATTCTTTTTTGAGTTTTTATTTCTTCTTACCCTACCACTACTTAATACAGATCCTTTTACTTCTTCTTTACTCCTTACATCTATATACTTGGCATCATAAAATAGTTCCAGATCTCTCCTATTTCTCCTTACTTGCTTTACTTCATATATCTTACTTGAACGAAGCTGAGTTGTGCCTTTTGCTATGCAAAAGGCATCATTATAATGCGTTTTAGGTAAATTATTTGATATACGAAGACTCTTCGTT